CGAGATTCGAACTCGCGACCCTCTGCTCCCAAAGCCTTTCCGAGGGATGATTAGACTTCTGAATGCCAGCGGTGTATGTTATATAAATATATGACTTGCAGGACTTGACGTGCAAATATAGTGGTGAAGCATAGAATGCCTATATGCGACGACTATAAGGGCAGAGCGCAAGATCTTGCAAATACAAGTTATAGCTTACAGGAATAGAGGTGACATTGAGAGCCAAAATAGAACGGCTATTAATATCTCTTCTGAAACTCATTTACTATTACGGGCAGGGATGAACGAACTCAGCAACAGGACAACGCACACAGTCCATGTGATCAATGGTATAGATAAAGCCATTCTCGCAAGAGGAGCTTGAACTAATCCAAGGTAGGGTGGTTCGGTTATTGAAACAGACAGGTAAACGTACCCCAATACTCCTACCACGGCACACAGAACAGATAACACAAGGCGTTGCTTGATGCCTTGCCCAGAACGTCTTACATACAAAGACACACATCCTGATACAAGGATAAAGAGCAGTGAGGAAAAGAGCATAGCCTTCGACAGGCTCTTTATCATTTCTGTGTATAATGTCTTACTCTGATGGTATACCCCTTCCAGAAGTCTAGATCCCTCCCTAAACTCATAAGATTCCTTTTCTGCCAGATCACTCTCCTTAAAGATTGTCATTACCCGGTCAGACTGCACGTTGAGCACCATATCAGCAGTAACCTTGAGACCTAAAGCAACAGCAACCATCGAGAGCAACAATACAGCAAGCGTGGTGATACTATTTGCCCTTTCGTCAAACAACCTTGATTCAGAAGCAACTGAATGCCTCTTAACATCGTTCCTATGCGGACTTGCGTTATCTAACGCACTCTCTCGGACGGGATCATAGGAAATATGACCTGACGCGTTGATTCTCTTGATAGTTGAATCTTTCTCCTTGCCAGTATCATTCTTTCTGTACGAAAGGAATACAAAGAGTACCCCCAGCAGAACAACTCCGCAAGTAATAATTACCTCTAGTCCATTCATTTAACAAGATACATAATGAACATGGTTAGCAGAACAAACACACCCACGTTGACAAGTATGTGCCCTGTTGCTTTCAGAGCCTTTTTTCCACCTGTTGTATCTGATGGAATAACCTTTGCGAGATAGTTGCTGTAACCGAAGCCTATGCAGCCGTAGAATATAGTCGCAACTACAAAACCGACATCGTGCATAAAAGCACTCGGTCGTGCCAAGAGGAACAAAAGTCTTGAACCACAAAAGAAGATAGCCGTGTACAACAACCCCTTCTCCACTGTTCTAAATCTTTTCGGTTTCTCCTTTTCTGATGGGTCCATTGTTGCGACCTGTCCAAGCACCCACCGGTATAGGATGACAAGGACGACGCCCGCGAACAACATTATTGACAAACTCATACGGTTTTATTTATTAGTGAACATACATGTTTCATATCCAAGATAGGCACCTACTTTGTTACTCTTTTCTTTCTCATATAAATGTAAAAGACCCACATAAGCACTGCACCTATCGACAACAAAATAATGCGCCGGACTGTTGACACAGGATCAATATATCCCATCGAAAAATAATAGACACTTATTAGCGTCTGCACCATCCCAACGCCAAACACTATATGTGATAACACCTTCCCAATCTTCACCTCCCAAGTCGTAGGAGACGGCAAGAAGTTGCGAAAATAAACTCCATATCCCAATCCTACGCAACCGAACACTGTAACTCCTATAACCTGAGATGTATTAGAAGGATAAGGAGCATTTAAGAAGATAGGACCAAAAAAGCATATGCAGAGATAGAGTAGCATTGGGAAAAATAGCAGGTCTCCAATCAGCTTGAAGATGGGCTTTGCGGCTCCACCCTCCACGGGGTCATACCAAGCGAATCTCTTTAGGACAAAGCACGACAACCACATGGCAGAGAAAGAGTAGCACCAAGTCCAAATTAAAGACTCGGTCTCAGTGTTTATATCCATAAGGAATGGAGCGTGCAAAACAGATTTCGTGTCCAACAAGACTACTTAACCACTTCTTGCCAAAGATACAGGCGCTTCTTTTGGCGCAGTGAGTCAGTAGATTACATACGGAATTTCTTGATGCAGCCACAGACGGCGAAAAGGCGGACGATGTCGTCTCCGTCAATCTCAAATGGTGCGTACTTTTCCTGATCGGGGTTGGCACTTCTGCAGAGGTAGTGCTTACCCCCGTCCTCATCAGTTCTCTGAGTGAGGTACTTGATCGTGCGGTCTCCGAGGCGGGTGATGATGAGGTAGATCTCGCCGTTGGAGATGTAGTTCTCCTGCCACTCGCGAAAGACCACAATGTCGCCGTTGGAAATGCGTGGGTACATACTATCACCCACAGCCGGAAAAGCCACACAGCCCTCAAAGCCGGGGATGGTCAGATACTGACACTCCATATCGTCGTATGAGGGGTTAGGCATGTCCTCGATGTGCGAGGCGGTGATTGGGATGTTGGGGTAATAGCGGACGGCGGTCTTAGGCGTTAGTGGGATTGGAGTCTGCTCAGGATCCGATGTGTTTACCCCGTCACCGATCAGCATGGAGCCCTCGCCGGTCAGAAGCCAATCCTTTGAGATCGTCGTAAAAGACGACGTTATCTTGTCCGCTATCTCGTAAGTAACCGCTTTAGTTCTTCCCTGAGTAATATCGTACAAACGATATTTAGGAAGACCTATCTTCTGAGATAGCGAATTGGCATTCAGGCCAGTATAGTCTAAAACCAAACACATTCTTTCTTTCGCGTCCATAATCCCAAATGTTAAAAGTCGTACAGGACTACTTTTCTGCTTGTGTAGTATGTAGTGTTTTACTACATTTGCACTGTCAGACCAACTAACGGACTGACCAGATAGATACCAAAGCAGAGCGGCGAGATTTCTCTCACCACCCATATACATTCAAACTCACGGGTAAAGGTAGGGAATATCGCTCAATCTGCAAAAACACTTAACAACTCACAGACATGAGCACAATCACTACCTACTCCTACGAGGGGACCCCGATCGCTTTCGAGCGCGGCGCCGGGGTGATGATCAACGCCACGCAGATGGCTAAGCGCTTCGGCAAGACACCAAAGGACTGGCTCAGAAACCAGCAGTCCGAGGAGTTTATCTCCACACTCTCAGCCGTTAGGCAAATCTGCCTATCACAATTAGTACAGGTGCGAAAGGGCAACAGCTCAAACTTTGAGCAGGGCACTTGGATGCATGAGGATGTGGCGATGGAATTTGCCCGATGGCTCAGCCCCGCCTTTGCGATCTGGACAAATGACCGGATCAAGGAGCTGCTGAGGGACGGCGTGACGACGACAGCCACGGACGATCAGACGATCGCCAAGGCTATGGCGATCCTGCAGAGCCGCCTCGAGGAGGCTAAGCGGGAGACCGCACGGCTCAGAGAGAGCGAGCTGGAAGCACAGGCTGAGGCGCAGTTCCTCCGTGACCGAGCCGAGGAGGATGCACCCAAGGTGCTCTTTGCCGACGCCGTGACCGCCTCTAAGCGGTCGATCCTCGTGGGCGAGCTGGCTAAGATCCTCAAGCAAAACGGACACGACACGGGGCAAAACCGCCTCTTTGCGGAGCTGCGGGAGCAGGGCTACCTACAGTCGTGCAAGGGGGAGCGGTACAATCAGCCGACACAGATGGCCATGGAGCTTGGTCTCTTTGAGCTGAAGAAGACGGCGATCAATAACCCCGACGGCACCTCCCGTGTCTGCACCACGACCAAGGTGACCCCAAAGGGACAGCAATACTTCATCAAGAGATACCTGAACCATGGAAAGGAAATGTAAGAAGCCCGGGCGGCGGTTCCCGTCATGGGGCATCCTTGCGCTGGAAGCCTACCCCGTGCCGCTGACAGACGGGACCTTTATATACGCCACATTAGAGAACGGCGCCGATCCAAAGGATCCCCACCTGTACGTCGCGACCATCACCAGAGAGACCAGCACCGGTAGCGGCACCCGCTACGAGGATCTCAGGCAGCAGTCCTTCGATGGCTTGATCGAGGCGCTGCTCTACTTAGAGAGCGTCGACCTGGGAGAATTCACAACCACTAACGAGTAAAGCCATGGAGATCACTACAACAATCGAGCCCAGCGAGCTTGTAAATAGCATCGAATCCGACGAGGAGGCAAAGGAGATATGCTGCCAGATACTGAGCAGTTGGCACTTAGGGGCAACTGAGTACGTACCGATATTAGATGAGATCGATGACGATATCGTCTGGCAGTACCTGTGGACAAAAAGCAAAAAACTAGTCTCTCACCGAGAGAGACTATCGGAAGTACTAAAGAATAACGGCACCGAGAGATGAAAGTGAGAGAGAAGATACTTGAGGAGATACGGAAGATCGAGGAGGACGACATAATGCAGCAGCCCAAGGCTCTTGTGCAGATCAACGCTCCCATGGCACTGATACAAAGCACCATGACGGGGCAAATACAGGGGCTAAAGCTCGCCCTGAAGCTCCTCGAGGAGGAAGAAGAGAGGGTACAGACACCGGAGCGGAGGTTTGAGGGATGGAGCATATTCTGCGCATACTCGGCTCCCGCAATACTCACTGACAGGTCTTATCTACTGGCGACTATAGGTAGGGATGATCTGCGCAACGATAAGGGCTACAGAGCCTACGTTGCGCACCACGCAATAGACCGAGGAGCTACCGAGGGTAATAACAGCGAGGTAATCATGGAAGAGCACTTCGACGACCTCATCAGTGCGCTGCTCCGGCTTGAGGACATAGACATCAAGAAATACCTAAACAAAGTAGAGCCATGTACAAGATAACAGCAGTAGTCCCCAACAACGAGCTGCAGATACCTAACGAGTGGGGAGACCTAAGCCCGCTAAAGATAGAGGGGACAACGACGGTGAGCACAACTGCCCGAGAGGATGATGACGCTCTCAGGCTTATTGTCGGCTTCTGCAAAATGATCGCTGCCGGCGAAAAGGTAAAGAGCTTAACAATAACCAAGTGCAACGATAACCACAAGCAACCCGAAGTATGATACTAACGGCAAAGAAAGGGACGGCGTTTGAGAAGACGCTCAAGGCTTTATATGACCAGCACATCAGGAATAAGAAGGAGGCGATAGAGGTCCTTACAGACTACTTCGGCGTCAAGCCGGCGAAGCTGAGTATGTTCTGGGGCTTCGGCTACACCTGTATGATTTCAGCTCTGGACGTAGTTCCTGAGCATATGCCTGAGACCCTTAGGAAGGGTGTCAAGGAATACATCGGAGGGCTCACCGTCGACCGGCGTACAAAAGTCGGGCGGGAGTTCCTCGCCCACTGGGATACGCTCGACTGCTCCAAAGGGCTCTCAGGCGAGAGCCTTGAGCCCTTCGGGATCTACGCTCTGGATCCTGACACTCACAGGTATGGATACTGGGCTGTAGGGAAGGATGAGGATGACCTGTACTACTTGGAGGTCAATGAGTATGCGGCGCGCCGACTGACGGACAACGCAAAAGCGATGATGACAATAGACATACAACAATACTAAATAGATAAAGGATATGACACAGAAACTTACAGCCGAGGATTATGACAAGATCCCCTGTCCGGGGAGCGGCACCTTTAAGGTGCCAGACACTAAGACGATGCTTAACGCTCAGAGCCATGCCTATAAGCTGGCGATGAGAAGAAATCAGAAAGTGATCGTCAATACCGACCAGAATGCCCTAACAATAACCATAAATAAGGTAGGAAAGAGATGATGTACAAAATAAAGACAGAGCTGTCGGAGCCGTGCTTGATAAGTGCGGGCATAGAGTCCGGAGGTGATCCGGAAAGGATTATACCAGTCATCGCCTCCACCGTGAGCAGTTACAAGGACTCCGAGGAGGTCTTGAAAGAGATCTCTCGCCTGCTGGATATGATCTCGGAGGGCAGGGTTAACTCCATCAAGATTACTGGGCTATGAGAGTGGGAGATGAGAGACTCCTCGATCTGGAGGAAAAATGGGAAGACGGCACCTTGCGGAAGGTGATCGTTGTGGGTCCCTTAGGTACCTACCGGTACATCTACACGGCGCGGAATGTCGGCAAGCTGACGTTGTCAACCACGCACCACTACGAAGGTTTTCCTCTCGTCCGCGTGACGGGGGAGGATCTGCGGGACGTGACGGCGTGCGATGGGCTCTGGATCATAAGCGGTCACTGCCGCGACCTGCGCACCTGCGATGAGCTCTACTTCGAGCGCGAGGAGCAGGCAATAAAGTTTATTGACGAAAACCTTAACAGACGGAAGTGATATGAACGAGAAAGAGATCGACAGGGTATTAGAAGCGGTGGAGCTCTACTTCTCCACCCTCGGCTTCTGCGCCATCGGGGCGCTGATGATCTTCTGCGGAGGGGTCGTCCTCGGACACGACGTGCTCGGCGGGCTGCTGCCCTTTTGCGCCAGCGTCTACGGCGGCTGGGCGATCATCAAGTTTGGCTGGGATGAGTTCAAGCAAAGGCGCCATGAAAACACTCACTGAGATGCCGGAGATCAGCCCCGGTGGCTGGTACACCGTCCGAGAGACAGCGGAGATCATAGGGGTCTCCAAGCCTACCGTAAGGCGGTACATCGACCGCCTCGGCATCCGCCCGATCCTCAGGAAGAGCGACAGCCGGCTCCTCCTGAAGGGGACCGATGTAAGGCGAATGCTCATCGAGAGATACTAAGTAACCACATACAATAGTCACAATGGAAATTACAATCACACTAAGCGAAGAGGATCAGTCCCTACAGGCGGAGATCCTGAAGGTCTTACTGTCATCGGACAAGTCGGACAAGTCGGACAAGTCGGACGAGTCGGACGAGTCGGACGAGACCCCAAAGGCTGCCGAGCAGCCGACCACACAGCCTACTCAGAAGCCTACCGATCAGCCTGCTCCCAAGCCCTACCCGCTCCCAACTGGTCCTGCGCCGTCCGACCCGTCCGAACCGTCCGAACCGTCCGACCCGTCCGACCCGTCCGATAAGGCAGCGCCCCCCCCTGAGGCTCCCGCCCTCTCCAGGGCTGACCTCCGCAAGAGCGTCAACGCCATCTCCCGCAAGAAGGGGCTCAACTGGCTCTACAGCTGGCTCGGCGAACTGGGCGTGAAGTCCATCACCGAAATCCCCGTAGCACGCCTCGAAGAGGCTCACACGAAACTACAGAACTACAAGTGAAAGATATCACTATGGACACTACTACCACCACACTCAAGGATCACGAGAGCCGCGACCACGCTCTGCTCTCTCCCTCCTCAGCGCACCGCTGGCTACTCTGCATCCCGTCCGCACGGATGGAAGAAGAGTACCCCGACACCACGAGCCAAGCAGCCACAGAGGGGACTATAGCCCACGAGGTCGCCGAGGCGTACGCTTCCGCTCGGCTCGAGGACGAAGCGGAGCCGGGCGAGGAGCTGATGACGGCGTACATCGACCGCTTTGCAAGCGAGCACGACCTCACCGACTATGACGCTAAGGAAATGCTCCGCCACGCCAAGCAGTATGCCGACCTGGCGGAGCGCATCCGGGAGGACCTGCAGGCGCACTGTGAGACGGGGGCGTACGCTCTGACTGAGGTGCGGGTAGACCTCAATGACTACATCCCCGAGGGATTCGGGAGCGTAGACCTACTCTGCTACTCCTCTGAGACACTCGCCATCGTGGACTATAAGTACGGGAAAGGGGTCCGAGTAAAGGCGGAGGGCAACCCTCAGATGATGATATATGCGATAGGCGCACTCGCTTACGTCAAGGGGGTGATGGGCAAGTCCCCCAAGTACGTAGCAATGACGATCTACCAGCCGCGGTTGGAGAGTGAGGACACCTGGGTCATCTCCACGAAGGAGCTCAAGGAGTGGGGGAAGGAGACCCTCAAGCCGATCGCCAAGCGTGCCTTTGCCGGCGAGGGGGATCCCTTCCCGGGCGAGCATTGTCGCTTCTGCCGCGCCAAGGTCGACTGCCCCGCACGGGGGGAGCAGCTCTACGACCTCAAGGACTTCGCCCTCTCCCACCCCGAGCATAAGCAGCTCACGGATGAGGAGCTGGCGGGCGTCCTCGACCAAGCAGAGCTGGTTCGGGACTACCTGAAGGCTGCCGAGGAGGAGGCATACGCCCGCATCGCCGACGGAGCCACGCTACCGAGGTGGAAGGTGGTCCCGGGACGAAGCGTCCGCAAGGTGACCGACGAGGAGGCGATGTGCGAGAGGCTGCGGGGCAATGGCTTTGCGGAGGCGGACTTCTTAGAGACGAAGCTCCTCGGCATCGGCAAGCTGGAGAAGCTTGTGGGGAAGAAAGCCTTCTCTGCCGACTACTCAGACCTTGTGGAGAAGCCGGAGGGCAAGCCGACGCTTGTGCCCGACAGCGACCCGAGGGAGGCGAAGGGCACCTACGACGAGGAGGACTTTGCCCTCCCCAAGAAAGGCTAAATCCATTGCGGAACATGAGTAAAACCGTTGCGGAACATGAGTAAATCCGTTGCGGAACATGAGTAAAACCGTTGCGGGAAACGAGTAAATCCGTTGTGGGAAACGAGTAAATCCGTTTCCAGTAATGAGTAAAACCGTTTCCAGTAACCGCTAAATCCGTTGCGTGAAACCATTTCAATCATTCACTATATAACTTCAAGTACACTTTATCATGATCGACATTACTACCATCGCGCCCGTCAAGAAGGGCGACACAAAGATGATCACGAGCGCCGTGACGCTCAGCTTTCCTTACTTAGGAAAGAAGAACACGTCGGGAGAGTTCCCGAGCGATAAATACGAGGCAAACTTCGCCTTCTCTAAGTTAAACAAGCCCCTCTACGACATGATCACCGACTGCATGAAGTCGGCTATAGAGAAGGGCAACGAAGACCAGAACTGCTGGGGAAAGAAGGGTCGCCCCGAGGGCGAGAAGTTCTTCTCCTGCGTCCGCCCGGACAAGTACGCCAAAGGCGAGGATGACCGGGCGGATCCCAATGGGCTTGTGCTGAAGGCTACGACGAAGTACCCCCCTGCTCTCTTGGACGCAGGCAATAATCTTGTCCCCGCCGAGGAAGTGGATGAGGTCTTCTACTCGGGCGCGATCGTCCGCTGCCAGGTGGAGTTTTTCCCGTGGTTCCGTGGCGGCAAGGGCGGGATCTCCGCACAGCTCACTGTCGTACAAAAGCTCGCCGACGGCAAGCGTCTCGGCGGCAATCGCTACGATGAGGACGACTTCGCTCTCGCCGGCGTGACGAGTGCCGACGTGGAGGTCCCCGAGGGGGCAGACGTGGCGGATGACCTGCCCTTCTAAGCCACACAGCCTGCCGGCGCCTGACCGTGCCGGCAGGCACTGAGACAAGACAAGTAAAACCAAAAACCAAGCAACGACTTATGAGACAACGTAGACTATACGTCATCCCCGAGTACTACCGGGACGATGAGGGGGTCATCCCCAACGCCTTCGTCTACTCAGCGAATGACGACAGCGAGACCCACGTGCTGGGATCCTCGGACAATGATATGTGCGCACTCCTTAGCATGGCAAGAGCTTGCGCTATCGTCTCGCCGAGCGCAACCACGCTCTGGGAGATCCTCTTCGGCTACTTCGGCGCAGACCTTCCGACGAACCTCGGCTACGACTGGGAGGGGATACTGGAGCGGGGGATCCGTTTCGGCTACAAGGGTCCGATGAGGGATACCGCCCTGCTGATGGGGATCAAGTACCCCGAGAGTATTTGGCGGGACGCCAGTTTCTTCCGAGAGCCGGGGAGCCTCGGGCGGCACCTGCCGGAGGAGGACGAGGAGCTCTTCCGCAAGGTCATCGACCACGACAAGGCGGTACTTCGGGCGATGCGGGAGATAGATCGGCGGATCGTCAAGGAGGAAGAGGAGTTCTACCGAGTCTTCGAGAAAGGGCGGCTCGGCTCCACGAGCGAGCGGGGCTTTGTCTGGGAGAAGGAGCAGATGATGCAGCAGACGCTGTACAACATACGGGGCATGGAGCATAGAGACGATGACGTCAAGTTTCGGATCACCATTCCCTACGTCCCCGTGCCCTCGGAGGCGTGGCAGAGGCGGTACTACTCTGCCCTCTGTGACGTCGCCATAGCAGCGTCAGAGTGGAAGGACAGGGCGGTGCGCCTCGGGGACAAGCTGCCGATCTGCTTCTCAAAGTCGGGAAATAGGATAGAGGTCTACCCGGACGGCTGCTTCCCGATCTTCTACCACATGGCTAAGCCGTCGGCGGACGGCTTCACGGCGATGCGTGGGGAGATGCTCGGGGAGCCGATGTTCAATAGCGACATCACACTTGCAGACGCCGTCGGCGACCTGGTGGCGGCTCTCAGGCATGCACAGGTGCGAGACCTCTTCGCCAGCATAGGCGTAGGAGTATGTGCCACTAAGGTGTCCGCCATCACCCCGACGGACGTGACGTTCTACGTGGAGCGTGAGCTATGTGGGGCGGTTAGGGAGATGCTTACCGCCCAGGACTATAAATATGAGATCATAGAGGAGTAACCAGAGGATTATGGCAACGGAATACAATAGCAAGGTGGAGCGCTTCAAGCAGCTCACGGGGGAGATGGCGGCGCTTTATGCGCGGAAGAATAAGGACTACGGTGACTCCTTTACGGAGATGTGCCGCGAGTGGGGATCGATGTACCCGATGAGCCGCATGCAGGAGAAGCTCAGGCGCGCGACGCAGATCCTCCGCTCGGGAGAGGCGCAGGTAGCAGATGAGAAGGTGACGGACACCCTCCTCGACCTCGCCAATTATGCACTGATGACGATAATGGAGCTGAAGGAGAGCAAAGACGATGTCAGGATTAAGTAATCCCTTGCCACTCACGCCGGACAACGTCTCCCGACAGATCGACCCCTCGGCGGAGCGTCTCTACACGCTCTCCATAGGGCGGTCTCGGAGGGCGGTCGCCTGGGACACCGTCCGGATGACGTGGCGGGAGGTGGTGGAGCGGCTCTCCACACCGGTACGAACAAAAGAGACGGTGGCGGAGTACCAGGCGATGACGAAGGATGACCAGGTGGACGCTAAGGACGTTGGGGGCTACGTGGCGGGCGAGCTGAGGGATGGACGGCGGAAGAAGGCTAACCTCCTCTACCGCTCCCTCCTCTCGCTCGACCTCGACAGCGCAACCGACTTCAGGGCGACGTACGACCGCCTGAGGGAGGTCTTCCCGGTCTACTCCTTCCTCCTCCACACGACGCACTCACATACGCCGGAGAGGCAGCGGCTGAGGCTTGTGATGCCCCTCTCCCGTGACGTGACGAGGGAGGAGTACACCGCTCTTGCGACACGGGTGGCGGAGCTGGTGGGGGAGGAGCAGTTTGATCCCACGACCGATCAGGCGGAGCGGCTGATGTTCTGGCCGTCGTGCCCAACGGACGGGGAGTTTCTCTCGAAGTCCTTTGACGGCAACCCGATGGCGGTGGACAAGTGGCTCACGGGGGCGGATCCCTTTACCCAACGGCGCAGAGTGGCGGACAGGGCGGAGGACCCTACGACCAAGCGGGGCATCGTCGGCTGCTTCTGCCGGGCGTACTCTATCTATGACGTGCTGGGTGACCTGCTGGCGGGGGTCTACGCTCCCACGGGGTCGCCCAACCGCTGGACGTACGCCGACGGGCACACGACGGGCGGGGCGATCGTCTACGACGATGGGAAGTTTTTCTACTCCTACCACGCCACCGACCCCGCCGAGGGGCGGCTGCTGAACGCCTTTGACCTTGTCCGCATACACCGCTACGGCTCCTACGACGTGACGTTCGGGGCGGACGTGCCGATGACGGAGCGCCCTTCGTACGGGATGATGTGCGACTTCGCCGGCTCGCTGGAGCGGGTGAAGAAGGAGCAGAATAGGGAGCTGATGGCGCAGGTGGCGCCGGAGGACTTCGCCCTGCCGGAGGACTACGACCCGATGAAGGACGAGGAGGAGTTCGCCGACTGGGCAAGCGACCTGATCTATAAGGTGGAGCGGTCGGGGCGGGTGCGCTTCGACAACAGCCACTTCAACGTGATTAAGATCCTTGAGAACGACAAGCGGATCCGAGGGAGCTTCGCTCGGGACACCTTTCACGACAGAGCGGTCGTGACGCGCGACCTGCCGTGGCGACCGATGCAGACAGGCACACCCGACTACGTCACCGATGATGACGTGTCGCAGCTCAGGAGCTGGCTGTCGTCGCATTACTATAAGATAGACAACCGGCAGATCATAGACGACTCCCTAATCACCGTGGAGAGTCGGTACGCCTTCCACCCCATCAAGCGGTACCTCGAGGGGCTGACGTGGGACGGTGTGCCGAGGGCGGAGGAGCTGATCATACGGACGCTCGGGGCGGACGACACGCTGCTCAATAGAGCGATGACCATCCGCTGGCTCAAGGCAGCAGTGGCGCGGATCTTTCGCCCCGGAGTGAAGTTTGATAATATGTTAGTTCTTGTCGGCAAGACGGGTTGCGGTAAGTCCACGCTACTTGAGCGGCTCGGGAGGGAGTGGTACAGCGGGACGCTGGTCTCGCTGGACAACATCCGCCAAGCGTCGGCGCAGATGCAGGGGGCGTGGATCATCGAGGACCCGGAGCTTGTCGGGATCATGTCCTCAGGGGTCGCCAATGCCAAGGGCTTTCTATCCAAGACCACGGACGACTTCATCGCTCCATACGGCAGACACAAGGTGTACCGAAAGCGGCAGTGTGTCTTCGCCGGCACGACGAACGAGCACGACTTCCTGAGAGACTCCACAGGTGAGAGACGCTACTGGGTGATCCTTGTGCAGGGGGTGACTGATCCGTCCCGGATGCCCTTTACCTACCTAACGCCCCAAGTGGTGGACCAGATCTGGGCGGAGGTGCTGTCACTCTACAAGAGCGAACCGACGCTGATCCTCTCGAGAGAGATGGAGGAGCAGCTCAGGGAGGTGCAGAAAGCCTATAAGGAGATAGACGTTTGGGAGGAGACTATACAGACATTTCTCGACACGCCTGTCCCCGTCGGCTACCGCTCGCTACCGATAGACACCCTCGACGGCTACTACTACAATGCCCAAGGAGTGACGGAGCTGGACAGCGAAGCGCTGGAGGAGCGGACGGTGGTCTGCTTCGACGACATCTGCCGCTGGGCGCTGGGATTCCGGATCGAGGGGCGCATCCCGCGCGACGCACGCAAGCGCGTCAACCGCATCATGTCCACTCGACCCGACTGGGAACCGACCGTCTACAAGGATATAGGGAGCTCCAAAGCGAAAAGGGGATGGCGAAGAAAGGCTTAGTGTGGAACAATCTTGGTTACAATTTGGGTTACAATTTCGCCAGAAAAAATGTAACCGAGAGGGCGGAAAGTTACAGCCGTAATTTCTTGTAACCGTTTTTGTAACCATTGTAACCAGCTGATATACTACTATATATAGTCTCTTGGTTACATACTACTATACAACTTATAGATAATAATAGATAAGATATAATATAGTGATATATAGGCATATAGATAAATGAGCATATAGGCTATATGTAGTATATGTGCATATATATGTTACTACACGGATCATTTTGTAACCGGAAAAGGAGGAGTAAAATGTTTCACGAGAATAGAGAGAGCGAAAAGTGGCTGGAGAGGGAGCTGGTCAGACGAACAGAGCAGGCAGGAGGCGTGGCGTATAAGCTGCACTCTCAGCAGATGACGGGCTTCCCCGATCGGCTGTGCCTTCTTCCGGAGGGGCGTACGGTGCTGGTGGAGCTGAAGAGCAAGGGGCGGACGCCAAGCGCACGGCAGCGGCTGGTGATCATGCAGCTGAGAGCCATCGGTCATGACGTGAGGGTGATCGATAGCGAGGATGGACTGAACGCACTCTTTGGCGATGCTGAGTAGGGAGAATCTCCACGGCTATCAGAGACGTGCCGTGGACTTCATCAAGTCTCACGATAGGTGCGCTCTTTTCTTAGACATGGGGCTCGGGAAGACCGTTAGCACCCTGACTGCAGTCGCAGACTTGATAGCAAGGGGGGAGGTGGCGTCAGTGCTGGTGGCAACAAAAAAGCTCATTGCGCTACATACGTGGACGGAGGAGGTGACGAAGTGGGAGCACCTGCAAGCACTTAGAGTGGTCCCGATCATTGGGACGAAGAAGCAGCGCTACAGAGCGCTGGAGCAAGGCGCGGACGTGTATACGATAAACGTCGAGAACATCTGCTGGCTCTTTGGACAGGTCTATCCTAACAGCTGCCCCTTTGACGTGATCATCCTCGACGAGTCGAGCCTCTTTAAAAACGGCAAGGCTAAGCGGTCCAAGGCGATGCGACCAATATGCGACGGTGCGGGGCGAGTGGTTGCGCTTACCGGTACGCCTGCCTCTAACGGCTACATGGATCTCTGGGGGCAATTCCGACTTGTGGACGGAGGGGAGAGGCTGACACACTTCATCACGCACTACAGGAGCAAGTACTTTTATTCCCTCATTTCGCACGGGCATATCACTTATAAATGGGGGCTGAGGGATGGGGCGAAGAGAGCCATTGAGCAAAAGGTCTCGGACATCACGCTCTCGATGACAGCAGATGACTACTTGGAGCTCCCGCCAATGGTGACTAACGATATCTATGTGGAGCTCCCAGAGCCGGCGATGAAGAAGTATAAGAAGCTGAAGAAGGAGGCGGTAACCGAACTGAACGGGGCTATCGTAACCGCAGCTAATGCCGCCACACTATCCGGAAAGCTCCTGCAGGCGGCTAATGGCGCGGTGTACACCACGGACGATCACGACTGGGAGCTACTGCACGATGCTAAGATCGAGTGGCTCAAAGAGATCGTGGAGACTGCAGTCTCTCCTATCCTGGTAGCCTACAACTACCGGCACGACAAGGAGCGGATCATGGAGGCACTGGAAGACTATGCGCCACTTGATGCCACCGATGATGGAGCCATAGAGGCGTGGAATAGAGGTGACGTGCCGGTACTACTTGGTCATCCCGCCTCGGTCGGTCACGGGCTTAACCTGCAGGAGGGCGGACATACCATCGTATGGTTTGGGGTCACTTGGAACCTCGAGCAGTACGATCAATTCAACGCACGGCTCGCACGTCAGGGGCAAAAAGAGAGCGTCATCGTCCACAGGCTTATCGCACGTGGTACTCTTGATGAGCGTGTGGCAATGGTGCTTAAGGCGAAAGGTGACGTGCAGGCGGGACTGGTAGAAGCACTTAAGGGGGAGATAGCGGAATAGTACGGTTTCGTACTACTTACTTGTTTGCTTGAATAAATTAGGCAGGCGCCGAGCTGAGAAGCCCGACGCCTGCCGCCTTATTGTCTGTTGTGTGTAGTCAGAGAGGGGAGCCATACAGATAGCCGTCCTCATCCATTCTGGATAGCTGGTGATTATTAGCACGACGCATCACATTATCCTCGCCGGTCAGATCTCCCTCTACCCATACGCTATCCATATCAAAGCTAAACTGCTCTACGCCATCCCTCACCTGTGACTCTGTGAGGTAGACTTCCTCTCCAGGGCAATTAACATCGTAAACGACCGCGGCATACTTGCGATCGATGATCGGCTGTAGGATAGCGTCTAACTCATCATCTTCCCCATAGACCTCCATGGCATCATCATAGTCGCGGTAGAGCGCACCGTCAAACGGAGGGTTCGCCAGTCCCATAACCAGCTCTGCGACGTTAAGCAGCCCCTTAGAGGTCAGCGGGAGTCTGTCATACTCTCCGAGAGCGAGCTCGTAGGTCTCCCCATTCTTTCGTACGTATATCGTTGCCATAGACTTATAATGTAAATGTGTGATCCTCTCGCAGGGCTGCCTGGCACTGATCCATTGTTTCATAAAAGGAGTGCCTTGAGTAGTCCTGTTTCAGTGTTGCCCTCCCGGACAGAGAGTAGCCGTAAAAGCGAACTACAACTCCATACTCATTAATGCACCTGTAGGCGCAGATAGGGATGTCGTAGAATTGGCGATCTGTCACTGTCTCATAGATCTCACCTCTACGAGGCTTGATCTCTTTTTTCTTACCATCTCTCATCGTGACGGTGAGAGACTTAGTGGTTTCGTTGGAGAAACTGTCAGTTAGAATTTCGCGTTGCATAATGATAAAAAATCGTTTAGGGTTACACCGCTGAGACCGGGGTTGCGCCCCCTCTTATCTCTTTGGTACTCCAAAGATACTGCAAATAATTGAAACGTCAAAATACTCTGACTATCAAAGTAGAGTTTTAACATTTCCAACCTCCCCGGGCGATAGCACTCGGAAGCCGAGCCGGTGCAGGATCTTAGCGAGGGTTACGGAGTTGATCCCTTCGGTGGAGCCACTTAGGTAAGAGTAGAGCGTCTGCCGCTTTACCCCTATATCATCGGCGAGCTGGTAGGCGGTAATGCCCTGCCGATCCATCTCCAGGACTATCTCCGCCTTGATTGCTTTGTTGTTGATGTCCATATTAGTTTACTCCTCCACGATAGAGATGTGGGTTTCTGGTTGGAGGTTAAGACGATCATAATCATACCGTTTGACCTCCCTCTTTGGTATGACAAAGGTACGAAGATTACCCGAAACGTCAAAACATTTTAACTGCTAATCTCAGAAAAAGGACCCCCGCCAAAGGAGTGACCAATGGCGGGGGCAAGCCCTAAACGACTTTTCTACAGCGTTAGCGGTATCTATCAAAAGACATGGTTTCAACTCACGCACCCCGAGGGGTGCGAATGTTTATGTATTTCCGTAAAAAACATAGTTTCAACTCACAGCCACCGCGCAAGGGGCTGAATTGCTAACGCCTTAGCGGGACAAATGTAGGGAGTTATTTCCGGACGGCAAAAGAAAGGGGCAGCGAGTTTCGGACTTTAACAAATGGAAGCGACCGGAAGCATCACTGCTGCCGGTCGCTGATAGTCTGTTTGTCCTTAACCACAAACGATAGTGTAACTACTTATTTTCTAACTTACAATCAATCCTTATCGGGTCTAAAGAGATCATCGAGATTGGAGAGTGAGGCTTGGATGTTCTGCGAGATCTCGCCGTCGACGTGAGCGGCTAACTCCTTCTGCTTCGGGAGTACGTACTCAGCCAGACGAGTGACACACATAATGCGGTCCTTAGGCTCCAGCGAGGCGAGGTCGGCATCGAGCTTGCCGATATTGTTGCGGATGATGGTCGCCAGGTCGTGGCGCATCTCGGCAATGGCGATGTTGGACGAGTGGATGGGACCTTTCGGGATCTCTTCCTCTCGCGCTCTTATCGGTCGGTATGCTTTCTTCTTCCTCTCACTCATGCCACAAAAGTAAGCCCCTGTGGCTCGGAGAATTGCCCGCTAATGCAGGGTGTCGGCAGTCGCGGGCAAAAAGTAGAGCCGCCCCGTCCGATATTTGGCGCAATTAGATCGATCACTATGGACGCACGCACGATAAAGAGATACGCCAAGCGGTACGGTAAGCAGCCGGCACCCTACCGCAGCGGGGGGCGGAGCCGGACGCGGAGGGACTACTTTGCGTCTGATCCGGACCTGCTGATGTCGGCTCACAACGCCTGGGGAGCCATGGACAAGTGGCGCGCCGAGATAAGCCGCAACGAAGAGTTTGTCTTCGGCGACCAGTTCGCCGACCTGATCTGGGACGAGCGGCGATGCTGCTGGATCAAGGAGCGCAACCAGTACCGGCAGATGGGACTCAATCCCTCGCAGTACAATATCGTGCGAAACATCCTCCGCACCATCGAGGGCGTGTGGTCAAGCGTCAAGACGACGCCGGTATGCGTGGCGCACGCCGAGGACCACCAGCAGGAGAGCGAGGCGCTCACCGCCACGCTCAAGACGATCTACAACAAGGATGAGCTCAATAAGCTGGACTTAGCGGAGCTTAAGCAGCTTATGGTCACCGGTCTTGCCGTCACTCGGTGCGGCTGGGCGGCGAGGGAGAATAGCGTGGACGTGGTGATCGACTACGTAGACCCCTACAGCTTCTTCTCCGACAGCGCGACACGTGATCCCCGCTACACCGACTGCTCGCTCGTGGGTGCCTTCTATGATCTGTCGGTGGATGATATCGTCCGCCTCTTCGCCAAGGGGAGCAAGACGCGCGCCCGTCAGATCCGCGGAGCTTACAGCGGGGGCGACCACAGGGATGAGCTGATCCACGAGATGACGAGCGAGGGGACACGGCTCCATAGGGACTTCTTCACGCCGTCGGACGCACAGAGCGGGCGGTGCAGGCTGTACGAGGTGTGGCGGAAGGAGACGGCTGAGTGCTTCTGGGTACACGACAGGCTCAAGGGCACCTACAATGCGGTCTTTGACGTGACCGAGGAGGAGCTGCAGGCGGAGAATGAGCGGCGGATCGTGGAGCAGGCAGGTATGGGGGTGCCGGAGGATGAGATGCTTCTCCTTGAGTACCGCTGGGGCGTCGACACCTTTTGGCGTTACTACTACCTAACTCCTGATGCCCTCGTGCTGGATATGGGGATCAATCCATACTGGCACGAGCGTCCGCCCTTCGTCTGGGAGTGGCACGAGTTCTTCATCGGTGACGTTCATCCCTTCGTGACCGACCTCATCAGCACAAATAAGCTGATCAATAAGCTCTTCGCCACAAGCGACCTGCTAACCAAGTATGCCGCCAAGTCGCTCCTCTTCGTCCCGATGTCTGCCGTTGCGGAGGAGTACGGCTACGATCTGAAGTATATCGAGGAGCACTTCGCAGACTTCAGCGCCGTGATCCCTTACGTGACGGCGCGTGACGGCTCCAATACGATGCCAACGCTGATGAACTCGATGCAGGACGCTCTCCAGCCGCTTAACGTGGTGACGATGGCGATGTCCATGACGGAACAGGTGTCGGGTGTCTTCGGCGCACTGCAGGGGCGACAACCACTCGCCGGCACCCCCGCAGCTATGTACGCTCAGCAGTCGCAGAACTCTGCCGTGTCGCTGAACGGGCTCTTTGAGAGCATGAATTCCTTTAGGCGGAAAAGGGACAAGCTGTGCGTCCAGCTGATGCAGCAGTTCTACACGCAGCCCCGCTACGTCTGGGACAAGGAGACCGGGAAGAAGATCAAGTATAACCCCGACCGTGTGAAGCACGTGGACGTAGAGATCGCCATAAGCGAGGGAACGGACACGCCCGCCTATCGCATGCTGGTGAATGAAGTGCTTATGCAGCTGAAGCAGTACGACCCGAATAACCTCCTCGACCTACGGGGAATGATCGAGGTAGGCAACTACCCATTTAAGGACAAGCTCCTCGACTACCTGAATAAGAAAGAGCAGGAGCAGCAGCAGATGATGATGGCACAGCAGGGGCAGCAGGCACTCGGACAGGCTCCCGTGGATCCCGCAGAAGCGCAGGCAGCGACAGACGGATATATGCTTAACCCCGCCATGGTGCGGGAGATGATGCAGCAGATGAAGTCCCGGGGCGAGTTGCCCACGAGAGTACAGTAAGAAGCTATGGAGAAGAGACGCACAGAGCTTAGGGGAATGTCCACGACGGACAATTACACCGAGGGTGACGCCATGATCCTCTACAACCTTCGCCCCCTATCGGGCGGGGGTTACATCCCGTGCGAGATTGCCAAGGTGGAGGAGAGCGGGCTGAGGGTGCGGGACGGCTATAGGCTCCACTCGGTCTTCCTCCACCAGACGAGTGCCTACCGCCATCTCTTGGTGGTACAGGAGCGGGAGAAGGGGCTGGCGGTGGACTGGTACGAGACGGACGACGAGTGCCACGCCAAGGGCAATCCCCATGAGCTGTTCGCTCTTAGCGACACCTCAGCCCTCGGAGCTTTTACCGGCGTGGAGCAGACAGGGAACGTCCTCTCCTTCGTCTTCGAGCGGGATATCTACTACGCTCTCTGGCGTGACGGAGCCTATCACGCTCTCGGCACCTTCCCCGACCTGCCCGAGCTACAGATGAGAGCCGGGAAGACCAAGGAGGAGGTAAGGCTCGCCAACCCCGAGACGGCAACGAAGAAGGAGCTGGAGGACGCCGGGGCGGTTCTTATCGGTGGGAAGGACGAGATCAATGCGATGACGGAGGACGAAGTCTGGACGCGCATCCGTGAGGCGTGGGAGGGGCTGATCGGGAAGCTCCGGCAGGAGAAGCAGGCAAAAGACGGCGTGGCGTGTCTCTTCGACCCGATAAGCATCCGCTACGCCTTCCGCCTCTTCGACGGGCGGATAATGCGCCCCTCCGCACCGCTCCTCATCATGCCGCAGGACTTCATCCGGGACTTCTACTCGCCGCTTATGCACCCCGTGGTGACGTGGCTGGCGGACGAAGGTAGCGTCTACCTTGCCCCGCCTGCCCTCCGTTCCTATAGCGTGGAGGTGGCACTGCCGGACCTATCGGCTCTGGAGCCGTGGCGGGACATCATCACGTCGATAGACTTCTTTGCCAGCGAGCCGATAGACATGCGGAGCGGAGCGGTCACTCTTCGTGGGGCGATCAATATGAGCGGCTGGGGCGTAGGTAAGCGTGCGCGCCACGTCACCTACTACGACCGGTCAGAGAGCGTGGTGCGAAACGACATCTCGGACAAGACGAAGGTAGAAGAGCGAACGGACGAGCGGATCACCAACGCCTCGCAGTTTTACCTCATCCACTCGATCGACCTCAGGCGTGACGTGAAGGCGGGGAAGTACTACCGTGCCACGGACGGGCTTATGGTGATCCCCTCGAGGGCGACGACCGTCTACCGCGACACGGACATCCGGTATCAGGAGCTGATGCCCTCGGGGGCGCTGAGCCACCACCGCTACGGGGCGAAGGGCGTGCGGTCGATGAATGGTCGGCTGAGACTCTCGGACGTGCATACGACGCTCTTCCCCGGCTTCGCTCGGCTCTTCCTCTGGGATCGGGACGACAGACCCTATAACGGCTCCAAGGCAAAGGAGACGTTTGAAGCAGGCTCCACGCTCCTCGTGGACGTGGAGCTGGCGGTGGAGGGGCGCACGGTCCACGTGCAGCAGTCGGCACCCATCGTGCGAGAGAGCTTCCACATGCCGGCACTCTTTGCCTACCCAGATATACGGGCGAGGCACTTCACGCTCTACGTCTACGAGACGTCCAAGGGGTGGACGGAGGTGCTGAGCCAGGCACTTCGCCCACACCCCGATCTCGCCGTGGCGTACTACATCGAGACGGAGCCGATAGCGACGACCGCTCCCGGCACGACCACCACGAGAAACAACGGCACAGGAGGAGGAAGACGATGAAGAGTAGAAAGTCATATCCTCGGACGCTGTCTTATCGGACGGGTCGGACGGGTCGGACGAGTCGGACGAATGGTAAAACCATGTTCCGCAACGGTTTTACTCATGTTCCGCAACGAGTTTACTCATGTTCCGCAACGAGTTTTCTCATGTTCCGCAACGGTTTTACTCATGTTCCGCAACGGATTCAGTCATTACCAGTTGCGGTTTCACTCATCACCAGTTGCGGTTTTACTCATAACCAGTTGCGGTTTTAGCTATGGCAGACGAGACGACAGGGAATAAGACGACCGACAGATGGTCACTTGGCGGGGATGGCGGTACCTACGGCACCCTCGCTACCGAGTCCGTGCTGGCGCACTCAGTCAGCATGATCTGTGCGAAGTACCGCACCACCGTCAGCGATCCGAGGGTGAGCGGGGAGGCGTCGTACGAGGCGCACAACGTCATCAAGGCGAGCGAGGTGAATAACCCCTTCGCCTTCCCTCCAGAGACCACCTACACCGTAGGTACGGGGCGGATCCTTGCCGAAGCGACACGACAGCTGGACATCTCGGATCGCAACTTCGGCTCCTACCCCTCTTACGTCTTCACCGACGCAGGGGTCTACGAGCTGGCGGGGGCGACGGCGGACGCTGTCCACGCTCGGATGTCGTCCCCTACCTTTATGGAGGCGCCCATCTCAGGGGTGATCTGTCAGACCCCCTACGGCATCGCCTACGCTTCCCGCTCGGGGCTTATGCTCCTGACGTCGACCTACGTGGCGGGCAACCTCTCGGAGCGGATCTGGGCAAGGCGGAGGGAGCCACACTTCGACTTCGTTCCCCTCCCCGACTGCTACGGTCTGACAGACTTTGACTTCCGGGGCTTCCTCATGGAGCCGTCGAGGATGACGTACGACCCGCACACGGAGGAGCTGAGGGTGGCAAGTGACCGCTTCCCGTCGGTGCTGCTGGTCTTCTCCTTCAGTGCCAAGGAGTGGTACTTCATGGAGCAGTCCCTCGGAGGCGGCAACATCGTGGAGGGGTCCAATATGTACCCCCGTGTGCGTTCCTATGGCGTGCGTGCGGATGGCTCGGTGGCGGTTCAGCGATGGGACGAGGGACATGCTCTTCAGTCGCTTCCCGTGCTGCTGGTGTCGAGACCATTCACCTTCGGAACCACGTACATCAAGAACGTGATCCGCCTCTGGACCCGTGGCTGGCTGGAGAGCGTAAAGGAGGGACGCTGGGGCATCGGCTGGTCGGAGAGCGGGGACACCTTCCACGACGTCAATCACCGACGGACGGCGGTGGAGAGCCTGCACCACTTCCACACGACAGAGAAGCCGCACCGCCACTTCAGAGACTTAGACAGCGGGCTACTGCCGAAGAATAAGGCGCGCTACTTCGCCCTTGCACTGAGGGCAACGCTCGGCATCCGGACGCACATCGAGGCGGTGGAGATAGAGCATAACTACACGTACGTACAAAACGACAAACTAAGATAAGACCATGGTACTATCAACAGCACTTTCCCTCGGCGCCCTCGCCTCTCAGGCGATAGGCGGCATAGCGGGTTCGATCATAGGAGCGAAGCAGGAGCGAGCCGCGCGCGCCCGTCAGGCTTCCATCAGGCGAGATATGGAGGGGCGAAATAACTCTGCTTACCTCGCCGACTACTACTCGGACTACCTCAAGCGGGCGGACGCACAGAACGCCCTCCGCAAGATGAGGGACGAGATGAGACGGCAGGGGCAGCGGGAGGCTAACGCCGCCGTCATCACCGGGGCAACCCCCGAAGCGACCGCAGCCCGTCAGTACGACCGCAACCGAGTGATGGCGGGGATGGTCGGTAACCTCGGTGCGATGGGTGAGCAATTCAAGCAGCGTGCGCGGAACCGCTACCTCGCCGGGGCTAATCAGATCTCCATGCTGGATAGCCAGGAAGCACAGCGGCAGGCACTGAGCGGGAACAATCTGATGTATAACGGCATCGGCGCACTCGGTTCGCTTGCGTCGAACGCCGTTAATCTCTTTCCGGACAAGGTAAAATGATAGGGCTCTTCTGGAAGAAGGCGCTCATCCACACCTTCACGCATAAGCTGATCCAGCAGGATGTGAAGCAGGAGACGTCGCTGATAGCGGAGCGACGCTTCTCCGTCAATAGGCAGACGGGCGAGACCACGCCGCTCTATGAGCAGTTAGTGATGGACGAGGAGTATGACTACCTCTTCCGTCGCCTTTTCTCGGAGGCACAGGCGCAGGTTCTGTCCGCGATCCCATCTCGCTGCGTCGAGGAGACCCCGACAGACCTTCGCCCCTACCTCATCGAGCACCGAGAGTATGACGACAATAAGGACTGGCTCCTTGTGCTGAAACCGGCAAAGAACTTCCCGATGCAGTACCGCAAGGCGCTCGACAGCGAGATCGAGGGAATGCTGGTGGACTACATCTGCTATAGGTGGTTAGAGACGAAGAGCGCAGAGGATGCCGCCGGCTACCTCGGACGGGTGGACGGGCGCAAGGAGGAGATCCGGAAGATCCTCGCCAAGGGCTACCGTGCCGAGGGTCGCTGGCCAAGCATTTTACCATAAGAGATAGACGAGAGAGATGAAGCAGAGTAATAGCACGATGGACTTCTGGTCGGCGATACGGGACAGCCGGTCGCTCCACGAGGGCGGGATGCTCCCTAAGCCGGGAGAGACGACAGAGCAGCCGGCAGAGACACCACAGCCGGTGGCTCCCGTGGCACCTCAGCCTGCCGTGACGGAGACGGTACGCCGCTGGTCGGTCAATGACGGTGCGCCCTCCTATGCGGACGCCGTGGAGGAGTGGCGAAGACAGGGTAAGCCGGTACTCACTGAGCTGGCGAAGTTCTTCCCCGCCCCGACACCGGAGATGACGGAGGAGCAGGCACGGCGCAAGCGTGCCGCCGGAGCCCTCGGGGACAGCCTGAAGCTCCTCGGGGAGATCTATGGAGACAGCCAAAACGCCACGATACGCAACCGCTACGGCGAGCCGTCGGGTATGGCTCAGGCAAATGCGGAGGTGGACAAGGCGACCGCCCGCTACCAGCAGTTACTCAACGCACACAACCGGGTGATGGGAAGTGCCGCCATGGACGAGATCAATCGTATATACGGCTCTATGGGTCGCGAGTACGGCTACGAGATGCAGAGACGTGCCGATGCTGCACGGTCGCAAGCGGCACAGGAGCTGGCTCGCCAGAAGGCGCAGGACGCTCTGGAGCGTGACCGCCAGAAGGCTCAGCAGGAGCTGGAGAAGCTGGAGAAGTCCCACGGCTACAGCATGGATCTGGAGAAGCAGCGGGGGCAGAACCGCCTCGCTCAGATCCACGCTCAGGGGGCAGAGGCACGCCAGACGAAGCGCACCGCCCCCGCTAAGGCAGGCGGAGGTCTGGGAGAGTGGAAGGACGGGAAGCGTCACCTCCGCCTCGGCGACCCGGGATGGGACGACCCGAACGCCAAGAGGCAGGGCAACCTACGGGAGAAGACCCGAGACTTCCGCCTTGACCCAATGGAGTACGGGCACCTCATGAACGAGGCGAAGACCGCCCTCGCTGCCAAGGTAGTACGGGATCCCGTCTTCGGCGGACTTGTGATCGCACCCGATCCCTCCGTGGAGGGCGCTCTGAGCGAGGATCAGAAGAGCTTCCGAGACACCTACCTCAGAAACATGCCGGTGCGCGGAGAGATCGACTGGGAGTATTACACCGACCTCTACGCTCAGCACCTCTACAACCGTCAGCGGCTCGGCTACACCGATAACGCCGAGGATCTCAATGCCTCTTGGTAACCCTTTTCATAAGACACACACCATACAGCCATGAATAATACTCCGGACAACAATTCACGCAACGACATCAGAGGACTCTACGACCTTGTCACCGAAGTAGGACGACAGACGAAGAACCCTTACCCACTTTCCTTCCAAGACTTCTCCCGCGTCATGCAGAAGGAGGCGAACAGGCGGGGGCTATACGACAAGCTCTCCAAGCGTGCCGGCATAGGCGGGACGTATGAGGACTTCGAGAGGGCTTTCTTCAACCCCTATGCGTCTGAGACGAACCAAGTGGAGGCGCTGAGGAGTAAGACCTTTACCCTTGACCCAAGGAAGGAGATGGCACGCCAGAGAGCCTTGATGGATGCCTCGAGAGGTGAGTACAACCCCTACGGTACGTCCGAGGTGAGCTACAACCCCGACAGGAGTCAGCGCGGTACGGAGATCGCCCCGATAGACCTTGTGGATAGCGAGGACACCCTGCCGGAGATCGTCACCTCTACCGGTCCCAAGACCACCCGCACCTTTGGTGGCGGTGTTGTGTCCGGTGCGCGAGGAATCAAGGGGGGCGCAGAGATCGCCGTGGCTGACCTGCTGAAGGGCTTCGGTGGCAACTCAGACGACGAGAAGGAGGCTATACACCTTATCGATCAGATGGAGCAGGACGGCACGCTCAGCCTTGAGCGTGTCCGTGGAGTGAGGGAAAAGCTCCTCAAGGAGCTGGACAGCTACACGCACAACGACATCCTTTTCTCGGGCGACTACTCCAAGAAAGCACGGAAGGCAGACGCCCTGAAGCTTATCGAGGAGCGTATGCAGAGGATGGGGCAGAACCTAACCCCCGATAAGAGAGCGGTCGCACTGGACGCCATGCGAAGCGACCTCAGCGAAAAGGGAGCGAGCGAGGATAAGGAGAACCCCTTCGTCCGCTGGAAGGAGGGTGCCAAGGACTACATCCGTAAGTCCGAGGTTCCCGAAGGTACGTGGGCTGAGCTGGGAAGCGCAACGGCAAGCGTGGGCGGTGCCCTTGCCGGTCAGCTGGTGTCGATGATCCCCGGAGCGGCTCCCGTCGGTCAGGCGATCTCCTGGGCGAGCATAGGAGCGCAGACGATCTCCTCAGGCGGACAGGCGATCATGGATATGGAGGACTACGCTGCTGAGAAGGGGGTCTACATCACCCCGGAGGAGAAGGCGACGATCGCCCTCGGCTATATGGCGACAGAGTTTGGCGGTGACGCTCTCGGCGGTGCGGTAGCGTCCAAGTCCATCAGTGCCATCGGTAAGCTCGCAGGCGGGCGACTGGGGAAGAAGCTGGCGGTTCGCTCCCTCGCCAAGGGCATAGCCGGCAATGAGGGCGTACGTCAGAGCCTGAGCCGTATGAGCGAGTATGCTCACAAGCCTACTGTCATCCCTCTCGCCAAGAGTGCCGGACGGCAGATCGTCCGCGGTGCCGTGACGGAGGGTCCGGGAGAGAGCCTTACCACGCTGGCGCAGAATGGTGCACTCGACCGAGTGTGGAAAGACAAGGAAGACCAAGAGGCGTGGGCTGACGTGGCAAGGCAGGCGGTGAAGGACGGCATCTATGGTGCTTGGGCAGGAGCCCTTATGGGTGGCGTCGGTGCCGCTATACAGAGCGGGCAGGTAGCCCATATGCACCGCAAGGAGGGGCTTACGCTCGTGCAGGACGCAGAGAACAACCTCTACGAGGTGATCGGTTCGGACAAGGATCAGTCGGCATACCTCGTGCTGGATCGTGCCGGACGGCAGAAGATGCTCCCAGCCGATCAGGTGGTGGATGCCATCCACTACACCCCGCAGGAGCGGAAGAAGTCTCAGAAGGCGTACGACGAAGCGACGGAGGGACTTCACCCCAAGGAGGAGGTACTGACGGAGAACCAGAAGCAAGCGGGAGCCATCCTCTCAGCCACGGAGCAGCAGCAGAGTCCGATCTACAGGGCGACCCACCCCGAGGTCGCCGAGGAGGATCTGAATAGTCCCGTGGCTCTTGCAGGAGCGAAGCAGGCACTCGCTGACGTGCTGGAGGGACAGGACGAAGAGGTCAGGGCAAGGGTAGACCAGATGGCTCTTGTGCTTAGAGACGGAGAGGCAGACCCCACCGAGGAACTGACGAAGCTCTTCAGCGACGAGAGTCTGAGCGACAACGACCGGCAGTCTATCCTCGATGTGGTGACGGCGCAGAGCCGTCTCGCCGTCATAGAGCGGTCGCACCAAGAGGAGATGGATCGGATGCAGAGCGAGCTGACGAAGGAGTGGAGCGCAAAGTCTGTCGTCGGAGATGAGACCGCACGTGGCGCAGTGATCTCAGCAACCATAACGGACGCCGACGGGAAGCCGAAGCAGGTCTATGTGACCGGGGGTGTCAGGGTCGTGATGAATGAGGGCGGCACGGTGGAGCTTCTGCCTACCGACGATGACGCTCCCATCTACGTCTACGATGAGTCTGTGGACGGTGAGGAGAAGGGGCATATCGTGCAGATGGACGATCTCTCCTCCCCTCAGTTAGTGGCGGAGGACTACCTCGACGTGGTGCAGGCTTCGCTGGACGAGGCGGAGACCGCCTTCCGCTCCGAGGTGCAGGCGGCAGAGGGTCAGCTATCACAGGAGCAGGCACCACAGGGGCAGGCACCACAGGGGCAGGCACCACAGAATGCCCCAGAGGACGCAGGCGACACCACGGACGACTTTATGCAGTCCCTCCCGCGGACGAGAGAGGGCGAGGTGGACGGGCTTAAGCTGATGAGCGAGAGACCGGATGACTTCATCCGCTATCTCGGGCAGTTGTACGGAGAGGACTTCGTCGCGTCCCTGCCGCTGTCCAAGAGTGGCGCACTTGACCTGAAGGCTCTCACGCCTGAGCAGACGCTGAGGGTGAACGAAGCGGCTCTCGGGAAGAGCGGAGCCGTCGAGGCGGCACGGCAGAGACGATCTAAGGTCGGTGCGGAAAGGTCGAAGCTGGAGGCAGAGGTGAAGAGTGACCTTGGCAACTTAGAGAAGCGGGTGGCTCTTCGCAAGGCATCCGAGGAGTACCGTCTCTACGATGACTATGTCCGCACCGCCGAGGAGCAGGCACGTCAGGAGCGTGAGGCGCAGAAGCGTGCGGAGGAGGCGGCACTCACCCCGGAAGAGCGACAGAGGCGCGAAGAGGAGAAACAGCAGCTGGCTCAGGAGAAAAAGGAGCGGGAGGAGCGGATCCGACTGGAGAATGAGCGGCGCAGGAGGGAGCGTGAGGAGCTGGAGCGCAACGCTGAGGGCTCTACCGTGCGAGAGTATACGGAGGATCCGCCACGACAGGCGCGAGCCCGTGGTGCACGGCTTGTGAATGGGACAGTAGTATACCGTCAGGAGCCTATGACGGTAGAGCATTACGCAGACGCAGAGAGAGCCTTCAGCCAGCGTCCCGGGGAGACACGTGTCCCCGTGAAGCGGACGATCGTGGAGGCAGAGAGCCTACAGGCTAGCCATAAGGAGGGACAGATGAACCCGAGGCACTTCATCCCCGAGGCACAGCCGAAGGACAGGGCGGACAACGGGCTCAGCTCCACGGCGGCAGACCGCATTGCGAGCGACATTCGTCCGGACGAGATCACGGGAGGGATCACCGCCTATAGCGGTGCACCGGTCGTCAATGGGCGCGGGGAGGTGATACAGGGGAACAACCGCACGGACGCCCTCCAGACGATGTATGACGGGGAGGAGCGGCACGCCAAGAGCGCAGAGCGCTACAAGGAGTATCTGAAGGCTCACGCCTCTGAATACGGGATGACAGCGGAGCAGGTAGATGCGATGAACCACCCAGTGGCGGTAGACGTGGCGGAGGTATCGGACAGCGAAGCCATTCGCTTCGGGCACCGAGGGCAGACAGACTTGGAGAGCGCAGGGGCGGACACGATGAACGCTCAGACGGTAGGCGAGGAGCTGAATAGCGACACCGACCCTCAGAGCGGGCAGTCCATGCTGGTCTCTTTCTTTAACCGCATCTTCAACCGCACGGGAGCAAACGGAGTCGAGCTGAGTGCGAAGATGGACAATATGCTCAACCGCAATGCGGAGGAGGGACTGAAATTCCTCCTCGAGAACGGCTACATCACCGACACCCAGTATAAGAATGCCTTCGAGACCAACAGCGAGGGCAAGCGTGTCGTGACGGCAGAGGCTAAGACGGCACTAAAGGACGTAGCCCTCTATCAGCTGGCGGACGTGATCGGACCACGGGCGATGGATATCTTCTATCGCCTGCCCGCCTCGGCTCGCAACGGTCTGGCTACGTTCCTCTACAGGGACAGTCAGGCATCCTTTGAGACGAGCCTTGCGCCGGATCTCGGTGATGCGCTCCTCGTGTGGGACAGCCTAAGGCAGGATCCGGACTTTGCGGGGCAGACAAACTTTGAGAGTGCGAAGATATTCATCCTCGGAAAGGTTAGTCTCTTCGGTCGCAGCGAGCTGGAGACAAACCTCGGGGAGGCATCTTCTCTCGCCAAACTCCTTGCCGCATCCATGCAGACGCAGACGGAGGAGCAGATAGCCGACGTACTCAATCAGTACTACGACCTTGTAGGGGCGAATGAGACGGGTGCCAAGACGCAATCCATTATGCCCACATCACAGCCCACCGACACCAAGGCGGGTGCGGCAGAGGCGGTTTATGGACGTGTCTATGAGGTGCCGTCAGGGCGTGAGAAGCACTATCGCTTCCGGAGAGACGTGGCGGAGGACTTCCGTGCACGGCGGGACGCTCTGGCGGATCGGATCACTGAAGAGAGGCGCAAGTACGCCGCCGCCATGGATATGGCTCGGACGCTTGGCGTACCGACGAATCCCCACGAGAATATGTCCACCCTGCCCGATGAGGTACGTGCGGGCTTCGACGAGACGCACTCAGTCAAGGGGTGGTTCTACAAGGGCGATAATGCCGTCCACATCTACCTGCCGGCTAATGTCGACGCGGATGACGTGAGGGCGACTTTCCTGCACGAGGCGGTAGGTCACTATGGCTGTAGGGAGTTGCTCGGCGAAGTAGGATACAACCAGGTGCTGGATGGTATAGCCAGCAAGCTTGGCGAAGAGGAGGTGCTTCGTGCGATGAAGGAGTACTGCAACGGCTCTCAGGACCTTGCGGACAGAGTGCAGGTGCGCATTGCCATGGATGAGTGGATCGCTAAACGTGCGGAGAGCGGCATCACGAAGAAGACGGTATGGGAGTCTATCAAGGACTTCTTCCGTAAGGTCTTCGGTCTCTCCGGGAAGCAGATCGATCAGTCGGCAGAGATGATGGCTGACGACCTCCTCAGACGCTCCGCAAAGAACCTGCAGAAGCGTGCCGAGCGACAGCAGGGAATAGCTACTGAGGTTTCTCCTGAGGAAGCAGAGGTGCGCTTCAGGGCGAGAAAAGCAAACGGAGAGGAAGTAAACCTTCCGGGAGTATCGTACAGCGATGTCCGAGATCATCGTGGACACCGATTTGTGAAAGCGAGTGATGGATCTATAGACTTTGGAGAAATCAGGGAAGAGACAGGGCTAACTCCAGGGAAGATCCGTCTGAGTGAGGGGTTCCAGTCCGAATATGCCGGATATGGGCTCCTTCATATGGAACGCGCAGATAGAAAAGAGCAGATCCTAAAAGCAGGATTTAGCAGCGCCGTTAACTTCGTGGAGTATGTCGCTAAGAACTATACAGCGATCTTCAGGGGGAAAGATAGGGAAAATGGGACCCCCACTTATATCCTACAGGCTCCAACCTCTAAAAACAATATCCTCTATGTAGAGCTTTCTCCTGAAGAGGGCTACTGGGACATTAATAGCGGAGGTCCTTTTAGCTTTACATATACAAAGAACAAGGAGATCGTCTGGTCTTTACCCGCATTAGGACATACCCTGGTCACCGGTGGTATGGAGTTTAGCGCACAACAAACGGGCGACCGCCAGAGCGGGAACTCTCCTCAGACAATCTCCTTGGATGACAAAGGTACGAAAAGCACTGATGGCGAGCAAGCCAAGGGGAGCGAGAAGAGATTTAGAAGGGCTGAGCGTGCAGGTGATGTCAGTGGAGCGGCAGAAGCGGTGAGCGACTTTATGCGTAACGCCACGCCGAAGAACAGCACGGTGGATGATGTCCTACGCTTCTTACGGGTGTACCATAATAGCCCTCACCTCTTGAAGAAAGCAGACGGGGCTTTCGTCGACCCTGATACGGGAGAGCGTCTCGGTTTCGATCACCGCTTTATGGGTAGTGGTGAAGGTGCACAGACACACGGATGGGGCAGCTACTTCAGCGTGAATGATCTGTGGGGATATGCTCAAGGACTAGACCTATTGACTCCTGCTGGATTCGAGTTTGTAAAGAACGACCACTATGTCACCTCTCATAAAGGCACGACCGATACGTCGGATATCTTGCTTCATCTCGTACGTAGAGCTTATAACGACGGGCTTAGGGCAGAAAAGGAAGTAAGGGAGTCTGCTGCAGATAGGATAAAAACACTCCGTCAAAAATATGAAGAAAGAAAGAAGATAAGCCGCCGCCTTCTGGAAGCCATCAAGAAGAAAGAAGCGTGGGCTCTTAGCCTCTCAAAACTTGACAGGGGAGAGATCGTCGTAGATAATAAGACAGGGTATAAATATTTCGCAACAATCCTTGCCGAGGAGCAAGCAAAAACCGACTACGACTCGAGCAGAAAGTCTATAAAGCAATTTGACGATGCTTTGTCGTTCATAAACGACAACCCTGATTTTGTCCCGCACTTCGTGACTGAGTCAAATGACTCCGGACGTCACAAGTACATTGTAGAGATTCCGGACCCTTCAAACTTTGAATACATACAAGAGAGAAAGCACCTTTCTGACAAAACGAAGGAGCTGGTGATTCAGGCGATGAAAGACGATCCACTGCCTACCGGCGATATCTCAGAGCACACCCTATCCAGTGTTAATGGAAGAGCATTCTACGACCTACTCAGAAAAGCATTCGAAACCGAAGGTTCCTCCGCCAGTGACAATTACAACAGAGCTAAACGAGCTGCAAGCGAATGGCTCAGCCGAGCAGGTATTGTGGGGATCCACTATATTGGTCGTGCCGACGGGGAGTGTTTCGTGATCTTTAACGACAAAGATGCCAAGATCACGGATCATATCCGCTTCAGGAGAGAGGAGCGAGAGAAGATCCGCAAAGACGCCATAGTGGACGGGACGTGGATGAAAGCTCCCAACGGGGAGAATAGCAACCTCTCAGAGAGGGACTGGGTCACCGTGAGGACAAAAGCCTTCAAAGACTGGTTCGGAGACTGGGCGGACAAAAACTCATCGCACAGTCTTATTGTGGACAGCAATGGGGAGCCGCTTCCTGTCTATCACTACACATCCGAAGACTTTACCGTTTTTGATAGATCAAAAGCAAGGAAAGCAACAGACGTGGATGGCTTCTTCTTCGCCCCGTCTCATGAAGACTGGAGTGCGATGGGAGACAAACTAATTACTGCTTTCTTAAACATACGTCGTCCTGCTATCAACCCAGTGCTTGCGCTTGGACAAACATACGATGCCGGAGTAAAAGAGCGCTTGCGACTCGAAAGAGAAGGCTATGATGGGATCATAAACGGGGACAGCGAGGAAGGGATAGAGTATGTGGCTTTTTACCCGAATCAGATCAAGCGAACGGACGGGGAAGCTTTCAGTCCAAATAGTGACGACATCCGCTTCAGAAGAAAGGTAGAGCAAAACAAAGAGGAGGTGAACCGGACGTTTAATGAGGAGCTGGAGAAGTTCGCTGCCGGGGAGCTCCCTCCTAAGCATGTTTTTAACTTGGGATATCCGAGCCCGATATTGATAAGTGCCGGAATATTAGATGCTCCCATAGAGATTACGTCCCGCATTATAAAAAGAAAGAGCTCCAGTGCTAAACACGTGTTTGACCCACTACTCCTGCGGGATCTTCCTAAGGCACTGCAGCACCCAATTGCCATAACGGAGTACAAAAAAGAAGACAATCATGTAAACATAATAGTAGAGCTAACCAACAACGGCGAAAACTTACTCGTAGGAGTAAAAGCGTCCATAAGAAACAGGTCACAAGTCAATGATGTGAAGGGCCTCTTCCACAAGTCTACATCTGGATGGCTAAGGTGGCTTGAGGGCGAAAAGGTTCGGTATGTCAACAACGAAAAAGTTCAGGAGATAAAAGAGACCCGGCGGACCAATCCCGCCAGGCAGTCTCAATCATTCCTGAACTCTGGTACAAAAGTAATAAATAAATCCGAGGATACAAAAACAGAAGGTCAGAACTCCACGGATCCGAAGCTTCGCTTCCGGATGGCTGAGAGCGCAGGAGATGTCAGCGGTGTGGCAGAAGCGGTAAGCGACTTTATGCGGAACGCCACGCCGAAGAACACCACGATAGATGACGTGCTTCGCTTTAAGCGGGTGTTCCACAACAGCCCTCACCTCTTAAAGAAAGCAGACGGCTCTTTCGTCGACCCTGAGACTGGCGAACGTCTCGGCTTCGACCACCGCTTTATGGGGAGTGGCGAAGGGGCTCAGGCGCACGGCTGGGGTAGCTACTTCAGCGTGAAGGATCTGGAGGGGTATGGTCAGACAGAGCAGCTCATCCCTTATGAGGGAATGCCTGAAATGACGATCTCCAAGGATGACCTGTCTCAATATACTGACGAGCAGAAGCGTTGGGCAGAGATGATCCTTGACCTCTATAACGACGGCGAAGGAGATGTCGGAAACACTTTTATCTCACCGCTTGAACGTCTCTATAGCGACAGAAGTGCATTTGATGAGCTATACGACAGCCAGAAAGAAGCTAACACGAGGTGGGATGACTTTGTGGATTTCTGCAAGAACAGGATCGAGGAAGATGTGAGACCATTTCACAACAAATACGTTGTGGAGATTCCTAATCTTTCTGACGGTAACTATCTTGAAGAGGATGCTCCACTATCCGAGAAACAGGCATCAGTCATAAAGCAGACTATGAAGGAGAAGTCCGGCAGTGAATATGACGAGACCTTCTACTCAGACTTCGCAAACAGACACCCGGACTGGAATGCTCTCTCAGGTGGCAACCTCTATAAAACTCTGTCCGACTACCTCCTTAAAGAGTATACCGACAGCCCCTCGCAAGCGGCTCAGTGGACAAGTGAAATGCTTAATGAAGCGGGCTTCGTCGGCATACACTATAACGGACAGCGTGACGGGGAGTGCTATGTGATCTTCAACGAGAAAGACGCTAAGATCACTGACCACGTTCGATTCAGGAGGACTGAGCGGACCGACCCGAAGAGAATGACCGACCCGATCAATCCTCAGTGGGACGGCGAGTGGTACAGCACGGAGGATCTGACGGGGAAGAGTACGGCAGACCTGCTGGAGCTCCCCGCTGCACCGGCAACACCAGAGAAACGCCCTACGCAGTCTGTGGCTGAGTATGCAGAGACGATGAGTCGGCACTATGCCGACCCACGGGTGCGCTTCCGCACGGGGTCGCACAAGGAGAGCCTGAGGGCTCCACAGCCCCCAAGGATCACGGACGGAATGAGCCTGTACGAGGTAGCACAGCTCCAGCACGAGTACAATAGGAACTACAGAGACTACCTCAGTAGCTCTATGAAGCGTATGGATGCCTTAGTCACCACGAAGGGGCGCTTCATCAGGTATATGGTAGACAGCGCCCGCCCAGTAGAGCTTTTCTGCAAAGAGATGGAGCGAATGGGTATAGGGATGACGCCGGAACAGAATATCTATCAGGATATGATGACGCAATCGTCTCGAGAGCTGAACATGCGTAAACAGGAGGTAGAGCCGCTTGTAACTAAACTGACGGATCGCATACGTGACCTACGTGAGCAGAAGCTATTAGACAAGGTGATGGATGTCTCCTATACCTTTACTGATGAGGACACGAACGAAACGAAAACGATTAAGCGTGCAGACGGATACGACAAGGTATCTCTTTACTTCCAGGCAAAGGATATCGTAGAGTGCGAGCAACTCGGGCTGGTCAGTCGTGGACGAGAAGGCTTCGAGAAGGTGGTTACGGAATTTGGCAAGTCAAGTAACCATATCACCCCGGAAGCCTACATAGCGTCCTTTGAGGCATCGGTAGGCAAAGCCAATGCCGAGGCACTCTGTGACAATATGAGAAAGATGTCCCGCTGGTCTATAGACCGACTGCACGGTGCCGGACTTATGACAGACGATCAGTATCGCAACCTCACACAAAGCCCACGGAGGTACTACGCCCCACAGCGTGGCTTTAAGATAACGGAGGAGAGCGACCGCAATGCATACGAGCGAGTGGAGATGACGGCAGAGGGGCGACAGAGCCTCTCGGGTGATCCTATCGCTTATATGCAGGCGATCATGAATACCACCGTTATGCGTGTCGTGCGTAATCAGGATCTGCTTCACCTCTACGAATGGGTGACACAGCACCAGCAAGAGCTTGCACGCCGTGGAGTCCTTGAGATCGGGGAGACCTACTACCGGAAAGCGGGAGTAGATGAGAAGGGCAATCCGATATATATGCCCTCCAAGGAGTCACCCACTATAGAGGAGCTTCGGCACGATGCAGACGTCAGACGGCAGGTCGCAAAACTACGTATGGAGCAAAAGCGCCTTGATCAGTCGCACGACAAGGGAGAGACAGCAGACTATGTCTATGGGGTTAAGAGTAAAGAGATCAGCAACAAGATCAGCGATCTAAATAACTCCATCGAGATCCTCTATAGGGACCCGACCCCACTAAGAGGGGACGAAAATAAGCAAGACGAGGCGTTAAGGCGCACGGTCAAGGTCTACAAAGATGGCGTGGAGCAACAGATCCACTTCTCCCCTCAGTACCGAGGCGAGCTGGTGGCTGATGTCTTGAATGGGCGTGCCAGCGTCACACTTGACACTAAGCTCCCAAAGATTTTTCAAAAGCCGATAGACTACGTCTCAAAAGCCACCCGCTTTATGTCCGCACTGATGACGCAGTACAACCCGATCTTCGCAGTCAAAAATGCCTTGCGAGACTATGGGACGGCGTTGCTCAGTAACGTCTCTGACTTTGGCTGGACTTATCAGCGAGCCTTTATGGCTAACTATGCCAAGGTGCAGGCAACCGTACTGAAGTACACAATGAGCGATGCCTATGGCGACGGCACTTATCCACCGGGAAAGTATGGCTCCTACCTAAAGGAATTCTTCGATGAGGGTGCCGCCACCGGATGGAGCTTCCTCCCCGATGTCGTCAAGATACGTCAGACGATGAAGGAGATGAGCGACCCGAGCCTAAAACAGAAGTTTGTCAATGGCAAGTACGGCGTAGCGAATGCTTTTGGACTCAAGCAGGGCATAGGTATGCTCACAGAGGCGAGCGAGCTTAATACTCGCTTCGCTGAGTATGTCACCAGCCGAGAACGTGGGTACTCGAGCAAAGAGGCAGCGAAGCACGCCAAGGAGCTAACGGTAAACTTCAACCGCAAGGGGACGCTTGCCGGGGTCTTCGGATCCTTCTTCGGCTTTTGGAACGCCAGCATCCAAGGAACGAATAAGATCGTCCGTCTCGGACGACACGGAGCCGAGTGGTGCGGGACGCTCTTTGCCGGAGGTCTTGCACAGGGGCTACTCTACGCTCTTGGCGCACCTGACAAGGATGACGAGCGTGCCTTCACAGAGTGGGAGATGATGACCAACCTCTGTATGGGAGACGTCAAGATCCCTCTCCCTCAGGGCTTCCGTGGCTTCTGGGGAGCAGGCGTGCAGATGTCACTTGCATTAGCCGGCAAGAAAGACTGGCAGGGTGGTGTCATTGACGCGATGCAATACCTAATCGGTGAGCTACTTACCAGCGAGGCTGCTTCCCTCTCAAATGTCGTCGAGTGGGACGATGTGACGGGGAACGTAGAGTTCAACAAGACAAAGGTTCTTCGTGACATAATGCCTACAGCTATACAGCCAGTCACAGACGTACGCTTCAATATGAACTTTATGGGCAATCCTGTCTATCACGAGCCGTTCATCAAGAGCCAGGAGGGACAGATTGCGCAGAGGACGCTCGGGAAGAAGCGGACGAAGCAGGTCTACAAAGACCTCTCGGACAAGATCTGGTACGCTATGGGCGGATCGCTTGAGCGTAACGACCGGATGAGCCGAGACGGGACCCATATTCTTCCCGATGGTGAGTGGCTTAACCCGAGCGTGATTGAGCACGTCTTTGAGGGCTACACAACGGGTGTTGGTAGGACGTTGGCGGACATTGCCACCTGCGTCTCTGTCGCATCCAGTGGAGACCCGAGCGAGCTGAGGAAGCTACAGATCGTCAACGACCTGACTAAGCAGGAGAAGGACTACTCTGATAGCGATCGGAGCTACTGGAAGCTTATGGACTTCTACCGGAGCCGTCAGCAGACAATGAGCAACCTACGGAAGGCTAAGGAGGGCGAGGATCTCGAGCGGTACAGGGAGATGACGAGGCGTGTCAGTGAGCTGGCACCTCGGATGACCGGAGAGCAACTCACGGAGAAGATCTGGGAGGATGGCACGAAGGACGAGAAGCTCTACGTCACGTGGCTGGAGACGAAGGCGCTACTGAAACAGATCGACAAGGGGACGGTGACGAAAGAGGAGGTCGCCCCGACGATAGATCGCCTGACAGAGCAATTCAGGGAGCTGAGGTAAGGCTCCGAGAGTAAGGAAGGCAGTCGCTGTGAGATCGTAAGGTCTTGCAGCGACTGCCGTACTGTGTAAAAAGCGAGACTGCCCGACGGGTCTCCCCGGGGCAGTCTCTTATACAGCTTTTAGGGTGCTGGGGCACGGCTACCCACCTAAGTGGAGTATCTGCCGCCGGCACTATTGTAGTGCAAAGGTAGGAAAGATTAGGGGCGCTTACAATGGCTTTTTGTCATCAAACAAGTGGAGTTTTATTGTTATTCCATCCCTGTTTGTTATGCTTCTATTGTGTGTTTGATACTATTTGTTTACTTTTGCACTGACAAGACCTCCCACGCTTCCCATAGAACAGCGCACCCGGGGAGGTCTTCGAGTTTTATATAGACTGTGGGGGAACAGACAGACTATGCGATACGAAAAGAAACCCATCTCCCTTGACGAGCAAGTGCAGCGGCTACGTTACAAGGGATTACATATTTCTGACGAAGAAAAAGCCAAACAGTGTCTTCATAATATTAGCTACTACAGGTTGCGGGCATACACCTATCCATTTCAGGACAATGAAGACATGGGTCCGCATATGTTCCTGAGGAGCGACATCTCACTGGACGACATCATAGACCTCTATTCCTTCGACAGATCCCTTAGATCTCTTGTCTTTAGTGCGCTGGAGAGGATAGAAGTAGCTCTAAGGTCACGAATCGTTCTCAGCTATTCCATGGGGCAAAAGAGCGGCTTTTGGTTTCTGAATGAAGATCTGTACTTCCGTCACGAATCGTATCAATCCTTGATCGAAGACAATACTGATGGGACACCGGGGACCCTGGGGAGGGAGGTAGACCGTTGCAAAGAAGACTTCGTAGAGCATTACTACCATAAATATGGGGATCCGTCATTCCCACCTGCATGGATGACATTAGAGACGATATCCTTTGGAACGCTGAGTAAGCTATTCTCGGCTCTTGACAAAAACAATATGGAGAGTAAAGAAGTCACAAGAGGTCTCGGGCTGCACAGCGTTGATATACTTCGAAATTGGATGCATGCCTTAGCCATTCTTCGAAACACGTGTGCTCATCACGGGCGTCTCTGGAACAGGAGGTTCACAATAGGCTTGACGTTCCCTTATAACACGGACTTCCCGTTTTTCGGAGCCTATACCGACCGAATAAGAGACAACAAACTTTTCGCCTATTTATCTGCGACTATGTATCTACTGAGGATAGTAAGTCCGGAAAACTCCTTCCGTCACAGCCTGGAGAAGTTGTTAGCTGAGAAGCCGAGATTGGTCTCTCTTGGTGAAATGGGTTTTCCTAAGGGGTGGAAGAATATCCCTGTATGGAGGGAATAATGTGAGTGTGCATAGTCAAGCGACTGCCGATCCGTGAAGAAGCGGGTCGGCAGTCGCTTTTTATTACTCTCCGATGACGGGATCGCAGTGGGAGCGGCTGGAGAGGGCTGCGTCCTTTCGCTTAAGCCTCCCCTCCTCGCGAGAGACGGCGGCGCTGATCGTCCGCAGGCAGACGTGGACGTCGGGCTGGTTGTCGTGAGCGTAGAGGATCGCCTTGGAGGGTTTCATCCCCTGCAAGAGAGCTTCTTCGTAGAGAGCGAAGAGAGCCTTGTGCCTCGGGAGTGCCGTGCCAAGCTCCTCGGGGTGCGCCCTGAGGTGGTAGATGATGTTACGGACGGTCTTCACGGAGAGGTCGTCCGGGATCTCTCGCCGTGCGATCTGCCGGTAGGTGAGTCCCTGCTTGTAGAGACGGTAGATGTGGCGGTACTTATGCTCTTTGTCTCTCATCGGTAGTCGTGAGGCTCTGCCGCTGTTTCTTCTTCAGACACTTCTTGCAGGGGCGTCTCTTCATCTCCCGAGCCTTCTCCACGGTGACGGAGACCTTCCTTGCCTTGCAGTTGCCAAGACCGGAGCAGTCCTTATAGAGGTGGTACGTCTTGGACGAAGAGCCGGTGCAGATCCAGACCTTAGATCCGGAAGAGGCGGTAGAGTTTCCAAGCAGAGGAAAGAGCAAAGCGAGTGATGCAGTGAGTAGTCTTGCGCGCATACAGAGTGGTCCTTTATGAGTTTGATACTCAAAGATACAGAAAAAGGGCGGGCGGCGCAGCAGTGGTGCAGTGGCGGGCAAAAACAGCGGGTGTGTATGGTTTATTTTGTGGCAACGATATACAAACACCGAGCCCGCAAGGCTCCATAACGAGAAACACAGATGGATGAAAGTAAGAAAGAGATGCCCACGGAGGAGATGACTGAGACGCCACGCGAAGTGACGCTGTCGGCTCCTGCCGCACCTCTCCCCGAAGAGGGTCAGACCACTGACGCGGAGAAGACGGAGGAGGTGAAAGAGGCAGCCGAGCCGCTCAGAGGGCGTGCCGGACTGCTGGACAGCTACCGGAAAGCGAATGCCGACGTCGAGGGGGAGCCTGACGATGACACCCTCGCCGACTATGCGGTGAATGCGATCAAGGAGCGTGACGACTACAAGGGGCGCTACGATGCCTTCAATGAGAGCAACCAGAAGCTCATTGACGCCATCCGGGAGAACCCTCCCGTGGCGGAGTTCATCGCCCGTATCAGTCGCGGGGAGGATCCCATGGTCGCCATAGGTCAGTCCTTCGGCGACCTCAGAGATATGATCGACGAAGAGAGCATCCGGAAGATCGAGGAGGGCGCCAAGGAGCGTAAGGGTCGGTACGACGAGGTGAAAGGAAACTTCGAGAACTACTCTAAGACGCTGGACGACTACGCCACGAAGGGCGGTCTCTCGGAGGAGGAGAAGGACGAGATCCACAATGCGATCATCGGCTTTGCGACCGACCTCTCTGATGGACGTATCGACGAGGCGACGATAGACTTCTTCCACAAGGCACTCACCTACGATGCGGATAAGGAGGCAGACCTCGATGCCGCCAAGCTGGCGGGACGCAATGCCGCCATCGACGACATCAAGAACAGGCAGGCGGAGAAGGAGGCGACGATGCCTGACGTGACGGCAGACCGCAGTCTTCCCAAGGGCGGCACCGAAGCCCCAAGCTACTACTACGAGCCTAAGCAGAGTAACATCTCTGACATGCTTCAGGACAAGGAATAATAAAACTCAATACATAAGAAAAACACACTATGGCAGAGAACTTAAACAACAATGTGATCTTTGCGGAGGGCGAGGCAGTCTCCTTAGAGGCTGCCAACGAGCACGCCCCTGAGGTGGTCAAGGCGGTGATCGACCGAGAGGTGATCAAGATCCGCCCCCACCTGACCCCGCTCTACACCCTCGGCTCACGCCACGCTAAGCGCGTCAAGGAGGGGCAGACATCCCCTGAGATCTACTACGATGAGATCCAGATGCTCCCCCTTGTCACCAAGGTGAAGACCATGACCTGCACCACCAGCGACCGTGTCGCTGAGCTGCAGGTGGAGAACCCCGACCTCATTGCGACCAATGAGACCCTTATCTTCAAGGGCGTCCCCGGCTACCTCGAGGATGGCGTGACGAAGTGCAACTGGCTCCAGGCATACGTCCGTGACCGCAAGAGCGACGGCACGCTGATCATCTCTCCCGTCAACGGCAAGGGACAGCACAACACCTTCGAGCAGGTACCGGCAGGCACCAAGGTGATCCGCGGTGCCCGCACCGGTAGCGAGAAGCAGTCCCGCACCGCACCTCTGATGGCTCTCCCTGTACAGAGGAGCAACTACATGCAGAAGATGCTCATCGAGACCGAGGAGACCACCTTCTTCCGCTGGGCACAGACGAATGCAGACGTCAAGTGGAACCGCTCAGACCAGACCGAGTTTGCCATCGCTGAGCACAAGCGCACCACCGAGACGGACATCCTCCTCGGTACCCGTCGCAAGATCAAGGTACCCAACAAGTACAATCAGGAGAAGCCCGAGGAGACCTACTTCCAGGAGGGTATCTTCTGGCAGGCTGGGCGCGACTTCACCTGTCCCGATCAGATGAAGGCTGGCGACCTCATCACGATGATGAAGAACATCTTCACCGGCAACAACTCCTCCAACACCAAGATCGCTCTCCTCGGAAGCGACCTCATGGAGGCGATCCACAAGATCGAGTACAATCAGGTGATCTTCCCCGGCAAGCAGAAGCAGGCTCTCGGGCTGGACTTCTCCTCCATCATCTATGGTCAGTACACCCTCCTGCTGCTGAATGAGCCGGCATTTGACGACCTCGACATGGCGGGCTATGGTCTCGTGATCGACGAGGAGTATCTCTACAAGTACTGCCACCCGTGGCGCAGCATTGCCCTCGACAACCTCCGTAACGGAGAGAGCGACAGCCGCTCGCAGGTCTTCATCGACACCTTCTGCTACGTGCTTAAGAATGCGAACGCTCACTGCCGCATCAAGCTCGAGAGCGAGCAGGACGTCTACGAGACCAGTGCTCCCAAGCTCAATGGCCGCTGCGGCTACATGTACGAGGAGTTCCCCAAGGACAGCGGTCTCTACGACAAGACCCACCTCGGGCAGATCAATGATCCCTCCACTAAGGAGGCTGCCACGCCCACACCCTGACGCGAGAGCGTAGCTACGGATAACTGAACACACGGCGGGAGGCTCGGAGGCGCGTGCCTCTCAGTCTCCCGCCCTTATTTTACTTAGAGAAATGGCTTACAGACAATACAGTATCAAGGGCGGTGGCAATGAGAATACCGTCCCCGTGTCGATCAATGGGACACGAAAGTTCATCACCTTCCGCAAGAGCGGCTGGGACAATGCCGATGCCACATACGACACGCAGGACGAGGCGGTGGCTATGGCTATCGAGACGAGCGACCTCTTCCGTCGGGGTCTGATCACCTGCTGCGGCGACACCGTGCCTCTCAGCGACGAGCAGTATGAGGAGGAGGGTCAGGCGAGAGAGTACCCCGATGTCACCACGGTGGCGGAGGCGAAGAAGATCCTCTCGGCAGACTTCGGTATCCCCTACTCCCGTATGCCCAACGCTGAGGAAACGAAGCGAGTGGCAAGCGAGTACGGGGTGCGCTTCCCAAAGTTGGCATAAGGTAAGGCGATGATCGGGCGAGACGACTTCATCCGGAGGGTCATGGCGGTGCTCAATGACATTGAGCGCGACTACTCCTATGACCCGTCCCTCACGCCCCGCTACGTGGAGGAGCTCTTCCCAGCGGCATGGCGCACGGCGGCGACGGCGTGGACGGCACGGTGGTTTAATCCCATCCCGATCCCTCTCACGAAGGGCTGGGACGTGGTCGTCCGGACGGACGAGTACGGCGGCTTTGACCTCCCGACGCTCCCCGACAGCCAGTGGCACGTCACCGATACCTCCTACGACGAGGAGAGCGGCATCGCCGAGGCGAGGGTAAGGGTGGAGACGGGACAGCTCAGGTCTATGGACGACGGGACGGGATATGTGATCCTCCCGGAGAACTTCCTCAGGCTCTACCGCTTCCGCCTACGTGAGTGGCGGGTGCCGGCGCACGTCTGCCTCGAGGCGGACGATCACGTGGCGGCACTGCAGAGCAACCCCTACACGAGAGGCACGCCGTGGCGTCCTGTCGTGGTGTTAGAGACGGATGATCTCTATACCTACCCGCCCGCCGAGGAGGGGCAGCTGCCGGAGCTTAACGCCTGGACGACCCGCAAGGGGTACGTCCTACGCTACTACAGCGTCACACCCGGGCAGCACCCCGACAGGCACGACGTGACGGAGGCGAGCTACATCCCCGACCTCCTCACGATGCCGGAGGAGATCCCCGTGACGCACGAGTGCGTCCTCCCGCTCACCTACCTCACCGCCTCGCGTGTCTGCCTCTCCATGGAGCAGGCAGACCAGGCGAAGCGGCTGGAGGAGAAAGTACTCACCCTGATACAACAGTAACACCCTATGGGACTAATAGACATACTACGAGGGGGGAAGAAGGAGGAGCCGAAGTACGGCGACCCCTACAAGCCCGAGGAGCAGAAGGAGAAGGTGTGGGACAACAGCTGCTCCACCTGTGGCACGGGTAAGAGCTCTATCCCCTCAGGCACCTGCCCCGCCACACCGCCCAAGGAGGAGCCGAAGGAGGAGCCGGATCATAAGTGCGGCTGCAAGTGCAGCTGCAAGGAGCGGCACGCCGACCCGAGCGACTTCTGCCCCGACGACACCCGGACGATCCTCACGGGCGAGATCTCTCCCTATATGTACTGCAAGCTGCAGGAGGGGAAGGATCACCGCCCCTACCTCACCCCGCAGCGGTGCGAGGACCCCGAGGAGAGCCACTACAAGAGCTACTGGAACAGGCACCGGAAGGATAGCGGCTCGTGCGGGCGCTGCACGGCGCAGAGGCGCGAGCCGTCCACCTGCCTGCCGTGCCGCAAGTCCTCCTGTGGGGACACGACGGCGGAGGCAGCCTCAGCACGGAGCCGGGCGGAGTATATGGAGCACACCCCGCTCTACGTGGAGGAGGAGTATCTCCGTGGCTTCGCCGTCCTCTCTTACCTCAAGCCCCCGGTCCGTGCGGTGGCGGAGCTCTACGACCGCTACCCCGAGGGTGGCGAGTGGGGCTGGTTTGCCTTCGTGACGGACAAGGAGACCTTCGCCTACTGGGACGACCGGGAGAGAGGCTGGCGGCTGATCTCCAACTTTGCCCCCGAGCAGCTGCTGGCACTTAAGAGTGCCCGTTTTCATGACGGGGACACCTTTGTATGGGACACCAAGGCGGGGAAGTTTGTCGTCCGACAGCCCGCCGTCTACGGAATAGAAATGTACTAACGAAATACTATGGCAGAGATAAACAACACTCAGTGGCTCGAGGAGTACCTCAAGATGTGGACGCCGAAGGAGCGCATGGGGCGCATTCACAAGGTGACCACCTTTGATCCCACGTACCACTGCTACCCCGAGGGGGTCTACCTCCTCGATGACGACTGCCGGGCGCACACGGCGATCTATGTGGTGGACAAGAATCACAACGTCCACATCATCTACGACGGCATGGCGTGGGATCTCCTCGCTCGTGCGGTGGAGAAAGGTCTCTCAGAGATCTCCCTGAAGCTCTCCGAGGGCGACAAGGGTCTGGTCGCCGTGCTGGAGCGGATGCTTAAGGCACAGAACACCTGCTGTGCCGGACTGCAGGAGAAGCTGAAGAAGATCGGCGACGAGCTGGAGCGCATCGCCGATGCCGTAGAGGGCGGAGCGAAGCCTAAGCCGAAGCCCGACCCAAAGCCAGAGCCTGAGCCGGAGAAGAAGACGCTCCTCCTCGCCGAGCCGGACAGGCACGAGGTGACGGAGGATAAGAAGGTCTACACCTCAGCGATCACCTCTATCGTCAAGGATGTCCCGGAGCAGCCGTGGACGATCACGGACGACTTCGCCACCTACCCCGACTGGGCTACCGTCTCCACAGACAAGGGGCACGTCTACATCACCACCGACGGATCCAAGCCGGGTAAGGGAACGAACAACCCCTGGGACACAGACGACGACGACAATCCCGGCGGAGATTTTGACGTCTGCGATGGCAAGACGAATAGCTGGGAACTTCCGGACTTGACAGAGGACACACTGATCATATCAGGGAGCTCAGACGCAACAGAACTGGTCGGAGAGACCCGACTTCGCTGCTATGTCGCCACAACGGATGACAAGGGAGAGGAGATAAGGGAAGACGCGCCGGAGAATCTCAAGTACATTACGCTGAAGTGCTACGATGCAGGAAGTGCAGAAGCCACCCTTGACGAGGACATGATCAGAGTAGTCTGGCATAAGGGGGACCCGCTTTACTTCAGAGTCGGCGTAGGCACCAGTCTCAATTGCGGACTCTTCGGAGCTTTCTCTGTGGAAGTAGTACTTAACGACAATAACCAATAACAGACTATGGCAGTAATCAAGAGGATCATCAGCCGGCTGTGGAAGCTCCTGAGGGGGCTCTTCGGCGGCAGCGGCTCCACGGAGGAGCCGACCTACACCTTCACCGTCAGCCCGACGGAGGTCGAGCTGGAGGAGGGGCGGGAGGTTCGCCTCCTCGTCCGCAGCCTCCGCCACGTGCGGGGCGAGCGGGACGAGAAGGTAGACTTCACCATCCGTGACCTCGGGGCGCTCCCCCGCTGGCTCTCCGCCGAGATCACACACCACCCCGACGGCTACGACACGATAACCCTTAGAGAGACAGAAGACCATGAGTGAGAAGAGAGAGTACACCCTGCAGCTTGTGCAGGCAGAGAGCGGGCGCACCCAGAGCGTCCACGTCACACAGGGAGCGAAGGCGGTCACCCCGCCCCCCGAGCCGCCGAAGCCCGAGGAGAAGATCGTCTTTGACGCAGACCCAAACCCGATCTCCATGAAGTGGTATGAGAGGGACGGGAATATGAACATCCACAGGTTCTACATGTCCGTAGACGTCACCATCCGCAGCTACAAGGAGGTGGACGGAGTCAAGACTCCCCTCCCCGTCTCCTGCACCATCTCTCCATCGGATGCCCCCGAGTACCTCCCAAAGGAGGGCGCAACCGGGAGCGACGGGACCTATACGATACAAGTACACAGGGATAACGAGAATTCGTCAGACACCCACAAGCCCTCAGGCAGTCTCGTGATCACTCAGGAAGCGACCGGAGAGACCATTACCATCCCCATAGAGACGCACAAGAGGGAAGAAGTATAAGTAACACCATTCACCAATAACAACACACAACATCACTATGAGCGAGAAAAGACAATTCACCATCCACCTCAAGCAGACGGAGACAGGCGAGGAGGAGACCATCCTCTGCAGGCAGGGCAAAGCACCGGACGTGGTCGTCTTCAAGGCTGACCCGGACACCCTCGACTTCGACTACAGCGGAGGCTCCAAGTCCTCCACCGTCACCTCCACCATCAACGGCGCAGCCACCGGCTGGACGGTATCCAATAAGACCGACCTCCCATCGTGGATCACCCTCTCGGGCGAAGGCACCGGCACACTAACTATTACCACCACAAGCAACAACTAAAACTATGAGCGAGAAGAGAGAAACGATCCTGCGCCTCCTGCAGGATGAGACCGGCAGGATCCTCGACGTAAAGGTCGAGCAGCAACCCGTACCCGTGCCGGAGTATGTATTCGATGCGAGCAACTATTATACGAAAGGCGACCGTAGTGATGGAGATGGCAGGCTCCTCGTCTCGGGCTCGATCAAGTCCTACAAGACCGTCGGCGACGACGAGACCATCATCCCCGTTCCCTGTTCCGTCAACGGCAAGCCCGTGACCATCGGGGCAAGCGGCGAGGGGAGTTTCGAAGTCCTCTTCGACACCGCCACCATGGAGCCCGATCCGGAACATCCGACTGTCTATGACGTCGTCGTCCGCTTCGTCCAAGAGGAGAGCGGAGAGACCTTTGCCCTCCCATACACCATCAAGGTAGGCACCTACCTGCGGATCTCCCCAAAGCCCGTCCGGATGAGTTACGAGGGAGGAGAGGAGCAGACGATCGACATCGTCCTGAAGAACGCCTTCTACAAGGATCTCATCGTCAGATACGACAGCAAGGAGACCTCAGAATGGCTCCACGCCTCCGTCGTAGGGAAGCAGCTCCGCATCACCTGCGATAAGAACTTCAAGGTAAAGGAGCGCAGCGGGGTCGTCACCCTGTCGCTGTCGAGCGACGACAAGGCGAATGCTTCTGTCATGATCACGCAGGAGGCGGAAGAGGTCAAGTGTATGATCCGATCCTCCTGCACGGACGCTCACCTCTCGGACGACAAGTCCCGCCGCTTCGCCCGGGTGCGCCTCACCGTCTTGATGGCAGATCAGCACACAGGAAAGATCATCGATCCCGATGTGCCGTGGACGGTCACCGGCTCGGACGAGCGGGTGGTCGTGGAGAGCGTGGATGAGGCGAAGCGGGAGCTGCTCCTCTCGACAGACGCCGCCGACACGCTCGAGACCCCCGTCACCGTCACGCTACACCTCGAGGACGGGTCGGACATGTCCCTCCCGCTTAATCTCGACAAGTACGATCTGACCCCGTCGGAGAAGTGACGAAACGGTTTCACACAACGGTTTTACTCGTTTCACACAACGGTTTTACTCGTTTCACACAACGGATTTACCCGTTTCACACAACGGATTTCACTAATCACATTTACATAAAAACACTATGGCACTTAAGTACACTGTAACCGACCGCAAGGTCATCACCAAGGACGGATCGAGACAGGTTCGTCAGGTAGCCCGCCAGGTGAATCTCGGCAAGGTGACGCTCCAGCAGCTCGCCAAGGAGATCGCCGACATCACCTCCCTTGGGCGGGGCGACGTGGAGAGCGTCCTCACGCACCTCTCCGAGATCGCCATCCGCTACGCCACGATGGGCTACTCCGTCAGCCTCGGCGACCTCGGCACCCTTACCCCCAGGCTCTCCGCTAAGGCGGTGCCGACGGGCGACAAGTACACGGCGGACAACATCCGCAAGGTGAACGTCCGCTACACCCCTTCGCTCGACATGAAGGAGCGGCTCCGCGCCGTCACCTTCGAGAAGTGGGACCCCGCCAAGGACGCCAAGTGTCCCGACCCCTCGGCGCATACGGAGCCGAAGAATCCCGAGCCGGGCAAGGAGACCGGTGGCAATGAGGTAGACTAAGGCACCCGCCGCCCCATGTCGTCAGCGATCCTCACCGAGAATGCACGACGGGCGGACGAGAAGCGTCGCCGGCACGACCCGATCACGGGAGAGGGCTGTGTCGGCGACCGCTTTTCGCTTCCGCTCAAGGGTGTCCCCAAGGGGCACCCCGAGACGCTCTTCCTCCCCGTGGAGATGGAGAGCCTGCCGGTCGTGGAGTACATAAGGAGCCACGGCTGTGACATCGGCAAGATAGTGCGGAGCCTGCCCTCGGGCTGCACAAGGGGGGCAAAGGGGGCGAAGGCTTTCCTCCTCTACCTCTCGGACGTGCGGTGCAGGTACGACTTCGAGTACTTCGCCGTGTCGCACCAGACGATACGGGACAAGGAGACGGGGCGGCGGATCCGCTTTGTCCTCAATCCCCCGCAGCGGCGGCTCATCGCCGAGCTGGAGCGGCAGCGGCGGACGGGACGACAGATCCGGGTGATGGTGCTGAAGGCGCGACAGATGGGCTTCTCCACCGCCGTGCAGATGTATATGAACTGGATCCAGATGTGCGTGCGGGAGAACTGGAACTCTGTCGTCTGCGCCCACGAGCTGTCGCAGGCGGCTAAGGTGCGGGCAATGTACGAGGGGTGCCTGAATGGGATGCCCCCACTGATGGGGAAGACCTTCTCCTACGCTCCCTATGCCGGCACCCAGTCGACGAAGCAGGTACCGGAGCGGGGCTGTACGATCACCGTCGGCACGGCACTCAATCCCGACTCCGTCCGAGGGGAGGATGTGAAGATGGTTCACTTCTCGGAGGAGGCGTACTACCCGACCACTGAGGCGAACAATCCGGGATTACTGGAAACTTCGATCATCGCCTCCATCCCCACCGTCAGCGAGACGATGATCGTGAGGGAGTCGACCGCGAACGGCGTGGGGGGCTTCTTCCACGACCAGTGGCAGAGAGCGAAGCGGGGCGAGACGGCATACGTCCCTTTCTTCGCTGCCTGGTATGAGCTGCCGATCTACGAGGTGCCGCTTGACGGGACCTTTTACCTCTACGACCACCCCGAGCCTGTGCGAGGGACGGCGGAGGACTTCGCAGAGACGCTCACGGAGTGGGAGCGGGGGCTCTTTGAGAACCATCCCCTCTGCACCTTGGAGAACCTAAACTGGTACCGGGCGAAGTACAACACCCTCACCGACCGCTCCAAGATGCGGCAGGAGTTCCCCTCGGACGATGTGGAGGCATTCCTCTCGTCCGGCTCGCCCGTCTTCCGTGTGGAGGACGTGGAGCGACTGAGAGGGGGGTGCCGTCCGCCCCTGATGGTCGGCGACCTCGTGGGCGACGGGGAGCCGGGGCTTGCGGTGTCGGATCCGCGGGCGCGTGACGGGGTGCTGAGGGGGCTTCACTTCGTGCCGGACAAGGAGGCGCTTAGGCTGCTCGTGGAGGGGACGGAGCGGGACCGCCTGAGGGCGGGGCTGGGACGGCTGCAGGTGTGGGCGGAGCCTTCGCCTGAGCCGCGGATGCGGGATCGGTATGTCGCCGCCTTCGACCCCCAGAGAGGGGTATCGGAGAGAGCGGACTACGGGGTGATCAAGGTGCTGGACCGAGAGCCGATGACTCGGGGCGAGGTGCCTGAGGTGGTCGCCCTCTTTTTCGGACATCTGGATAAGGACGTGACGGCGTGGGTGGCGGCGCAGATAGCCACTTGGTACGAGTGCGCCCTCTTGGTGATCGAGTCGAATACGTACGACAGCAGCTATCGGGGGGACGACGGAGAGTTTATCTTCGACACCATAGCCCGCTACTACGATAACCTCTACTCCCGCACGCCGGCGGACAAGATCCGGGAGGGCTTCCCCCGTCGCTACGGCTGGCAGACAAACCGCTCGACGAAGCCCATTCTTGTCAATACCTTCCGCGCCCTCCTCCGTGAGGGGGGCTACGTGGAGCGGGACGCGGGGACGCTGGACGAGGCGCGGGCGTACGAAACGAAGCCCGACGGCTCTATGGGGGCGGTGGCGGGCGGTCACGACGACCGGGTGATGGCGACGATGCTCGGGCTCTACGTGGCGTACGAGATGGAGACCCCGAGGGCGATCGTCCCGGGGCGGCAGATCGGGGAGCGGAGGATATTTATACCTAACTAATATGTAATGACTATGGACACGACACTAATCACGCTGGTCATCACCACGGTAGGCACGGTGGTAGGCTGGTTCTTCGGGAAGTCGAAGAGGAAGGCGGAGGACGCCAATGCGCTCCTTGCGTCGATGGACACTCAGGGGACGGCTCTGATGAAGCAGAATGAGATCATCGAGCAGCTGGCGGAGAAGTATGCCGCCTCGATAGCGGAGAAGGCAGACCTGCAGGAACGGGCGCTCACGCAGGAGCGGGAGCTGAAGCGGCTGAGACGGGAGCAACAGAAGCTCCAGAGCGAAGTGGAGGGACTGAGGGAGCAGCTCAAGAGCGTCCTCGAGGAGCTCTCCGTGATGCGAAGCAACAGTAAGCCATGCGACTGATTCTGAAACGGGTCGCCCCACGCCCCTCCTACACCATCGGGCGACTCTATGTCGAGGGGGCGTACCTCTGTGACACGCTGGAGGACACGGTTCGCGCCCGTGGGGTGAAGGTCTACGCCCGTACGGCAATACCGGCGGGGGAGTACCGGGTGCGGATGGATGTCCGCTCGCCCCGCTTCGGCAGCAGACCGCAGTACAGGAAGTACGGCGGGCGACTGCCGAGGCTGGTGGGGGTGCCGGGCTTTGAGGGCATTCTCATTCACCCCGGCAATACCGCCGAGGACACCGCCGGCTGTATCCTCGTGGGGGAGAATAAGCAGGTGGGACGGCTGACCAATTCACTCATTACATTTGATAAGCTATGGCACATCTTAGAGAGCGCAAGACTTCGGGGCGAGGAGATCACCGTCTCGGTGAAGTAGCGGGGCTTCTTCTCCTTCTCCTACTCTTAGTGGGCTGTGCTGCTCGCCCGCTACGGCAGACCTCGGCACAGACCTACACGGCACGGGACACGGTGTGGGAGAGCGTGAGCGGGCGGGGGCTGTCGCTCCTCTCGGACACGACGAAGACGCGGTACCGGCTCTCGGTCGTGGACCGCTTCCACCACGACACGATCACGGAGCGGGAGGTGGTGCTGCTGGGGGCGGAAGACAGGTACCTCTCGGGCGTTCGGGTGGTCGACCTCATGTCGCTGCTACGGGGGGGAGTGGCTGTTTCCTCTTCGGGAAGTACTTCCTCGGAGGAGCCACAGCCTACCCCGTCCCCCGCCGAGCGGCTGACGTACGACGTGGGGCGAATCGCCATAGGGGGCGCCATAGGGATCGCCCTCGCCGGGATGGTGGGGCTGGTGCTGTATCTAGTCGGTCTCCGCCGCCCCTCCCACTAAGTCCAGCACCCGCCTATTCGCCTCATCGATGACCTCCTGAGGGAGGTGTGTGTAGATCCCCGCCATCCCCTCGGGGACACGCCCCTGAGCGGCGTTGATGACAGCGGGGGAGATGCCGAGGGTGCCGGCAAGTGTCGCCCAGGTGTGACGAGCGTAGTAGCTGGTCACACCTTTTTGTATCACCGCCATGGCGTCATTGATATTGCGGACACACTGCACGGGCGAGGTGTAGGTGGAGTGGAGGGGCGTGAGGTACGGATCGCCCTCCTTCCTCCACCGCCCGATGATCTCAAGCGCCTCGGGCTGAAGGAGCGTGACGATCGGCTCAGCGGTCTTTTTCCTATAGACCCTGATATAGCCCGCCCGCACGTCCTCCTCGGTGAGCGTCACGAGGTCGGCGATGTTGAGCCCGCAGAGGTAGAAGGAGAGCATGAACATGTCCCGGCAGAAGGCGAGGGGCTTCCGCCCCGTGTACTCGGTCTCGGGGTCGTAGTCGCGGATCCGGATCAGCTCGGGGAGCGTCAGATCTCGGTGCAGGGTGCGCCCCCGCTTGATGCGGAAGCGACGGAAAGGGTAGTCCTCCAGCGACGCTACGCCGCGGTCGATGGCGAGGTTGTAGAGCGTGCGGATGTTGCGCATGTAGTTGCCGATGCCGTTCACGGAGAGCCCGTCCCGGGTGAGGTAGTCCTGGAAGTCCTGAAGGAAAGCGAGGTCGATCTCTTTCACGAGGAGCCGGCTCGTGTCGGTGTAGCCGGAGAGCTTATTCATCATCACCCGCATGCAGATCTTCGTCTTCTCAGACACAGGACGCTCCATGTACGCCTCATAGACGGCGACAAGGCTTGCCGGGTCATCGGTCACGCTCAGCGGCTCACTCGCTTCGGTGAGCGTCTCGTCCACGAGTGCTTTCACCGCCCTGTGATCCATCTGCCGCACCTCGTGATCGATCAGGAGTAGCTCCACCGCCTTCACCCGCTCGGAGAGGAGGGCATTGTAGATCCGAGCGGTGCGGGTGCCGATGATCAGCCCGTCCCGGAAGTTATCCTCCCGCACGCTGATCCCGGTATTGTAGTAGAGGGTGTGTCCCTTCCAGCTGTAGCGGATCTTGACGGGGAAGGTGCCGTCCTTCTTCCGCCTTCTCTTGTCCTGTATGACGCTTACTGCCAGCATAGGGTTAGTAAGTCTGCTACGTATCGACTGCTGCAAAATTTGCACGCGGGACGAAGCGAAGTGAGCCTTTGTGACCCGTTTTGTTCCGCTTTGTTGCAAATCCGGTGCAAATCCGTTTCCTTTTACCATAAACGACAAACCTCAGCGGGCAAAGAGATTTCTCTTAATCCGCTGACACACATCGTCTTCCCTCCTTGTCGGGGTGGCGAGATTCGAACTCGCGACCCTCTGCTCCCAAAGCAGATACGCTAACCGGACTGCGCTACACCCCGATGACCTCTCGGTCTTATGTGAGGGCAAAGGTAGCCATTTTATCCAGATTACGAAATGCCCGACGAGCTTTGGCGGGGCTGACGCATTTGAGCTTTGCCTCGCCCGCCCGATCCCACAGGGACTTACCTGCCGATCCCCCTCCTCTGACACCCCGCCCCTGTACGATGCCACATTCATCCCCTATGCCGCCGGTAGGCGAATCCCCGATGCCGGGGAGTATCGTCTCGAGCTGGATAGAGTTCCGTGAATTCTAAACCCGGTATTAGT